AAGGCTATGCTTATGGTATGGGTACCGGCAATTCTTTACGATTTGCAGCTATGAATGATACGAGCAAAAAAGCTTTTATTGAAAAGTTTGGTGAAAGAAATTTCGTAGAAGAATTTGCTAATCATGACAAAGCTGGTGCTTTGCAAAAAGAATTGGATTCATTTTTTGATGAAGCTAAATACGATCATGTTCGTACAGGTATTGCTGCTGTGACATTAGGTTCGACAGCATATCGCGTGGCATCTGGTGGTGGACTGTATCGAGATTCTGATGGCAACTTTAATATTATTGGTATTCCAGGTATCTAATAAATGGCAGCTCCAGTATCGAGAATAACTAGGGCTCTTGGTAAAGCTAAAGCAATGGTTGCTAAAGCTGATAGCCCGACATTAGAATTAAATAGAGTTGCTGAAAATTATAAAACAGCTCTTAAAGAAGCTGATATTGAAACTTCAGCTATTACTAATAAAATTAAAGAAAAGCCAAAAAGTACTTTTGCTGAAGAACGAAAAGCTGCTCGAGCTAAAGATGCTGCTGAAAAAGCAGCTAAAGAAGCTAAAACTGTTAATCCTAGCGAAACAAATGTCGCTAAACAAGCAGATAATACTCAGCAAGTAGCACAAAATCAAGTTCAAAAAAATCAATTAGAAGTAGCTAAAGCTAATGAAGAAGCAACATCTCAAATTGATGAGACTGCTGGCTTTAATAGATATCGTCCATTTAATAGTACAATTGGTGCACTAAAAGATATGCGTCAGGATTTAATTAGAGTAAAAGATCCTAATGCTTATGAAACATATAATCGTTATGGTTTTACAGCAAAAGGCGGAGCATTAGCCGGTGGCTTATTCATAGCTGGTGCTATAGATAATACTATTACAGCTGGTATCGATCAAACGTCGACAAATCATATGGCGTCGTTAGGCACTCTTAATCCTGTCGTAAATCCAGTACCATCTTCTAGTACTGGTAATACACCAAATAATGCATTCGATAATATGGGTGCATCTGGCGATATTAATTTTGCTTTGAGAAAAAATAATACATTAACTCCGGGGACACTTTAATAGATGATTAATCCAATTAAGTATGCAGGATCCATGATTAAAGGTAAAGGATCGACTGCAAGTAAAATGCTTTGGGAAAATAAAGGTAATGCTGTAGCTACTGGTATTTTTTCAACGATGACATATAATAGTGCTCTTGACGAAGGAAAATCTAAAGGCGAAGCTCTTGGTGAAGCAGCATTTGATGCTGCATTAAATTTAGGCTTTGGTTTTGTTCCTGGTATGCTATTACAGGGAGCTTATTATGGCGGTCCGGCATTAGTAGGACTTGCTAATGATTTAGCTGCTCAAGGTCGTCAAGAAGCACAACAGTCATATCGACCATTTGCTTGGACTAACCCAGTAAATTCCCAACAGTATGCAACAATGAGACAGGCAGGAATGGCCATCGCTCAGCAATCTCAATATAGTTTACAAACAACTATGATGGGTAATGAAGGTAAAGCATTCCATAAATAATTATGAAATTAGAACAAGATTATTCTGTAAAAGAACTAATGGAAATGCCGTTAGATGACCTAGTTAAATTAGATTATGCTAAGTTATCTAAAGAAGGCAAGTTAGTCGTTATTAAACGAGATCCAGTCATGTGGGCAAAATCGTTTGTTCAGATTTATAATATCGATTTAGATAAATATGCTCCATGGACACCACGTTGGTATCAAGCCGAAATGCTTCGAGATCGAAGTCTTCGTAAAGTATTCCGATGTGGTCGTCGTTGTGTAACTGGCAATCTCGAAATTCAAATGCCATCGACTGGTAAGATTAAAACAGTACAAGAATTATATGATTCTCAAGAAGAATTTGAAGTTCTTGCACTCGATGATAATTACCAAGTCGAAATAGCACAACATGCTAAAGTTTATGATAATGGTATTAAGCCAGTATATAGACTTATGACATCGTCTGGTCGAACTATTGACGCCACTGATAACCATCCATTCTTAACAGAATTAGGATGGGCAGAACTATCTAAATTATCTGTTGGTGAAAATATAGCTATACCAGTTAAATTAAATTATTTTGGTGATAATAGTATAGAAGAAACTGAATTAAAAATTCTAGCACGTAAACTTAATAAAGATAAATCTACTATTAAGGAAATACCAGAAGAAGTATTTACATTAAATCGTGAAGCTTTATCTGTATTCGTATCAGAATTAATTCAAGATTCTTTTAATGAAAAAGAAGAGCGCCCTGTTAATATGCTTTATATTTCTAAAAGTAAAAAGCTTGTTAAACAGTTAGCACATTTATTGTTAAGATATGGTATCGTAACGACATTCCGACAAGAAAACGACAAGTATTCTTTAGGATTTGTTAATAGCAAAACTCATCGACGTCTAAAGAAGAAATCTCACACTTCGATGTTCGCACTATATCATTCTTATAAATATCAACCGGTAAACGATAAACTTAATAAAGTATTCTTATCGTATTTACCGGCTAAAGAATTATCACCGTCTGATTTTAAAAAAGTAAAATTTGATAAATTATCTGTCGAAGAATACTTAAAATCTAAAACTTTAAATAAAAACGAAGCTCGTGAATTTGCCGAGCTTTTAGGATTCGAAACAATTTCTGATATATTATATGGTGATATATATTGGGATAAAATCGTATCGATTGAATATTTAGGTGAGCAACAAACATATGATGTTTCGGTACCACACTATCGTAACTTTATTGCTAACGATATTATTTCACATAATACTGGCAAAACAGAAACGATGGTGGTCGAAGCACTCTTTAACGTGTTTACACGTAAAAACTTTATTCATATGTTCGTAACACCATATCAATCACAAATTCGAATGATATTCGATAATATCCGTCAAAAAATTGATAGCTCTGCACTTATTAAACGAGAAGTTACTAGATCGACAACTAATCCGCACTTATTAGAATTCTCTAATGGTTCTAAGATCGTAGGTTTTACATCTGGTGCTGGATCTGGTATGAGTGCCGCATCAATTCGGGGTAACATTGCCAGCCCCATATGTTCAGTAATGAGCATATGCTAAACAGGAGTTAAACCGGGGAAGAACTTTAAGAGCTCGTTAAACTACAACGTAATTAGAAATGATAAGCGTGAATGTTGCGAAAGCTGAAAAAATTAACGAGATGATAATATGGTTAAATCCTAAGTTATTATTAACAAGAGTTTGTTCCGGTAGGAATGTCCGTATAGGATAACCTCTAACGACTATCCGATTGCGTCGGAGTACCTTTTATTATTAAAGGGAAAAATACCTGGTCCCACTATGTGGGATTAACATATAGTCTGTTCACGTTCTGTAATGGAAGTGCTATGAATTAACATAGGTTATTTAAATGATAAACATTATTAAAAAATGCTGGCGGGCTGATTCTGGTTGGAGTGTATATTTGACATTTTAAATGTAATATAGTATTATAATAATATAAATATTTTATAATACGAGGTACTTTAAAATGGAAGAAAAACTTCAACGAATATTAAATCTTTTATCTGAAGGAAAAAATTCAGAACAAATTTCATTAATTGTTTTTAAGACAAAAAATTGTGTTCAATTTAATCGATTTTGTTCTGAAAATAATATTGATTTAAAACAATATAAAGCATTCAAATATATGGATAAAGAATGGCTTTCAGAACAATTAAAAAAATATAATAACAGTCCTACTATTTTGGCTAGAGAACTCAACTTATCATTAACTTCTGTAAATCGATATGCAATAGAATTTGGATTAAGAAAACCTAAAAAATCTATTGCATCAGTAAATTATATAAATGAAAAATATTTTGATAAAGTAGATGATTTTAAAAAAGCCTATTGGCTTGGTTTTATTATGGCTGATGGTTATACTTATAAAACTCCTAATCGTGAAAAATATGAATTAGCAATTAAAATTAAGTCTACAGATATTGATCATTTAAAAGAATTTGCTAAAGATGTTGAATTTCCAGAAGAAAAAATTGTTATAGGCTCTGGCAAAAGAAATGGCAATATTAATTATTATTGCCAATTAAGAACATATAATACACATTTAGTGACAACTGTTATGCATAAGCATAAAATTGTTCAAAATAAAACTTATGTGCAATGTTTACCAGACAGTATTCCAAAAGAATATATCTCTGATTTTATTAGAGGATATTGGGATGGTAATGGCACTCTTAAAAAAGCCGGTTGGTCTGCATGTACAATGTCTTATCAATTAATAGAATCTTTTGCTAAATATTTTGATGAAAATAATATTGAATATACTTTAAGAAAAGAATTATGTAAAAGTGGGAACTATTTACATCTAATAAGAATAAGAAGTAAATCACATGATACTTTTGTTAAATTAATTTATCCTCCAGAAAAATATGCTTTAAAAAGAAAATATGATTTAATATATACGAGTCCACAGAATTAATTTCTGTGAATATAACTTAATTGCTGGAAACCCCTTAGAGCTTTTGATACCGAAGTGTAATAATTCAAAAGATTGGGCAATCAGCAGCGAAATCTTATTTTTTTAAATAAGATACGTTCAACGACTATCCCTTGGCTACCGCGTTAAAAATTAGCAATAGGAGTACGGCCTAAGTAGGCGGGTGAAATTCCCTTAATCGGAAATGGTTATCTTTAATTTATTTAAAGAAGATATAGTCTGGCCTAGTATGAAAATACTAGAAGGATTTAACGGTAACGGTTAAATTCATAACAAAGCGTGGATCTCTCTCGATGAAATGGATTATCTCGGCGAAGGTGACTTCGACACGATTTATGCGTTATGTATGGAACGTGATACGATAGGTATGACATGTTCTTCTACCCCGACTGGTCGTAGATCGAAATTTTTCGATATATGTACCAAAAAAGAGCTGGGCTTCCAAGAGCACTATCACCCTACTCAACACAACCCGATGTGGTCGGATGCTATGGAAGAAGAATTTAGAAATACATATGATAAAAACGCATATGATCACGAAGTATTAGCAGAGTTCGGTGTCGAAGAAGCCGGCGTATTCGATAAAGATAAAGTCGAAGAAGCTACACAAATCGATAATTATGCTTATTTCGATCGAGATAAATATAAACCTGTTCGTTCTATGATGGACGATAGTAATGTAAAAGAAATACATATACTACCAGAAGGACGAACTACATATTACCCTAATGTATTTAGATGTATGGGCGTGGATCAAACCCGGTCCCTTTATTAAGTAATTGATAAATGCAAACCTTTTGAATTGCTGGGATATCCTAATAAGGACAATCAGCAGCGAAATCTTTAATTTTTTAAAGAAACGTTCAACGACTATCTCGTAAGAGAGTAGGGCTAAGCAGCTCGAAGCGGAAGGCGGCCTTTTATAGGTCGATGATATAGTCTAATCTTAATAGTAATATTAAGTATTGTGTGTAGCGAATACAATGTAAATGTAAATATGGGATAAAAGTCAGGCCCCAACATCTATACTTATATTAGAATACGATCAAACATTTAATAAATTTAGAGTTATTAATCGAACAGAAATCGAATCGTCTGAGTTTACATTCGATAAAGCTGTTAAAAAGATAATTGATTTAAATGCTATATATAACCCTAGCTATATTTATATAGATAGGGGAAGTGGCGAGTATCAGATGGAATCTTTAAAGATTTACGGTAAGCAGCATCCTGAAACTGGACTCGATAAAAAGGTTAAAGGTTGGATGTTTTCCGAAAAAATCGACGTACAAGATCCTGTTACTGGTACTTTAGAAAAAAAACATTTAAAACCATTCATGGTGAATCAATTATCGATATTAATCGAGCGCGGTAATCTTATATTAAGTCCGTGGGACGCACATATATATAAACAATTAATTGATTATCGTGTCGAAAAAATTACAGCAGCTGGTGTTCCTGTATATAACAGTGATAACGAACACTTTGTCGATGCTTTAGGCTTAGCTTATTTAGCGTTCGTCGAACATTTTCCAGAACTTACTAAGTTAGTTAAAAAAGCATCGTACGAAGCCGTATATTCATTTAATAATGGTCATTCATTACCATTATATGAAAAGCGAGATTTAGAAAATCCATGGTCTAATGAAAAGAAACAATATGAATCAGTAGACGAAGCATGGGAAAAAGTTCCGCTTAACGATTCGTTTAATAGACGTACGTCTAGAAAACCTTTAGGCGGAATGTTTAAAAGGACATTATTTTAATGGCTGAAGATAAAAAGATATTATATAGACCATCAATAGAACCGCAACGGCATTATGAAAGTGATGGTCAGTTTAAAAAGAAAATAACTTCAGTTCCGGATCCAATACCATATTATCCAGAACCCGAAGAAAAAAAATCTGAAACGGACGAATTGTTGGCAGATTTAAAGATGGTCTATGATCTTTTACCATTCATGCCAATACCAATTCGACCTATTATCGAAACTATGATCGTAACGATTACAACCGATACGATTATACGAATCGATCCTCCTGATCCTGAGACACCGTTGCCTCCAGAACCAGAGGATCCTAATAAATTTATTCCGGTGCCAACACCAGAACCAGATTTACCTGAACCTAAAGTTAATCCTGAACCGTTACCTAAAGACGATTCAGATTTAGATTTTCCTGACGTACCAATTGTCGATGTGCCTCAAGAAAAATCACAAGAATTAGATCGATTAGTGTATCGATGGACAAAGCGTAATTTAGTTCGTGTTAAAAAGCATTGGATTGAAAAACTTAAAGATTATCTTCAAGATTATCTTTCGAAAATGTTTAATGCCGTGCAACTATGTGGCGCCGAAGATATTACTATTCTATTATTAGCTTTCGATGCGTTAGCCGTTAAGACTACGTCTGGTAAAAAATGTAAAGTAGCTCATGATAGTATCGTGCGTAACGATCTATTAATAAGAGAAAAAGCAAAGTTAATGGCTAAATTATATTCGGCCGATGAGCTTATTCGATTTATGAGAGCTATTGAGGCGGCTGCACAAACTCGTCAAGAATATTATAATCACGATTTCTTGTCGTATTGTCCAACTATGTTAAGTCAATATGAAAACGATATGTTAAGAAGTTATCGTGGTAAATATGACGAAAAATATGTAAACGCCGTTTATCAGTATAATAAATTATTAGTATCTTCTGCAGAATTAACTAAAGAAGTATTTAATTTAACAGCTGAAAATGCTATGTCTAAAGGCGTGTTAATTAATAATGGCATTAATCCGTTTGAAAAAACACCGACACCTGATCCAATCTTCTATTTAAATACATTAGCTCCTGAAACTGGCAAGATTGGTGCTAACGGTTTATCTTCGACAGGTAATTATGGTAACCTTAAACCCGGTGCTGGATCTATGTCGAGTAGCGGTGGAGATGGTACTGTCGATGCTGTTAATCTTAAAGGTAATGATAAAGTTCAAAAAATATGGAACTTCTTTAAAGATATGGGCTACGACAATAATGCGATTGCCGGTATCATGGGTAATATTCAACAAGAATCTCAATTTAGTTTAGGCATTACCGAAGATGGTTCTGGTTCTATGACTCCTGGCGTTGGTTATGGTTTAGTTCAATGGACCGATGCAGAACGTCAAGGATTATTATCACGTATCGCTTCTCAACTTGGTAAACAACCTAGCGATCTCGAAGCACAATTAGCAACGATTAAATATGAGATTATGAATACACATACTGGTGCCAAACCAGAACACATGAATGGTAAAAGTATTGAACAAGCAGTAAGTTGCTTTACTGGTAACTTCGAATACCAAGACGGTGACGGTCGTGAAAATATTCCGGTAGTAGCTCATAGTACTCGTGTCGGATATGCTCAAAATATTTATAATAATTTTGCAAAGTAATATTAGTATGGTATAATAAATTCATATTAATATATTTTGTACAAGGAAAATAAATGGGTCTAACTAATTTTTTCGAAAAAGTAACGACAAAAAAGCTAGATACTAATAAGAAAGTAACCGGAGATTTTCAGTCGGCATTAAAAGCTAAGCCAGTAACACTTGGTGAATATCGAAATGCTAATGCGCAAAATCCCGGCGCACGTTCTTATGATTTAGCTCAAATAAAGAATGCTGTCTTAACAGATTCTTATTTAGCTGTAGCCGTTAGAAAATTTTCTCAACTTATTACTAAGGCTGGGTATCAAATTAAATCTAAAAACGAAAATGCAGCTAATTATGTTAATGACAGAATTAAGGTTATTGAATTTAGAACTAAGATTCCGTTCTATACGTTAATAACTTCTATCGCTAGGGACTTGTATACTTACTCAAATTCGTATATAATAAAAACTAGAGATAATAATACTGAGAAATTTGGTCTTAAAGCTGAAAAGATTTTCAGTGGTGGAGCAATTTCAGGATTGTTTTTAGCCGATCCTGCATCCGTAACGATTCGTCGTAATGATGCCGGGGCTATCGATGCATATGTAATTAATCAAGAGGAATATTCTCCAAACGACGTAATTCATTTATACATCGACAAAATGAATAATGCGGACTATGGTACATCCCGAATTTATTCGGCATTAGAAGATGTAACTATGCTCCGAAAAGCTGAAGGGCTGGTAATGACGATATTATATCGCTTTGCCATCCCTGTTTTGCATATAAAAGTAGGCAATACGGCTGAAGGTCAATATGCTACGCAAAAAGAAATTAACGATGCTCGTGATGCATTTCAAGAAATGCCAAACGACGGGTTTATCGTTACGAATGAACGCACAGCAATCGAAGCGATTACACCAAATATGCAAGCTAATCAGCTATTAAAATTTTTAGAGTATTTAGAACTTCGAGTATTCTCTGCATTAAACGCATCTAAATCTTCTATGGGTCGTGGCGGTGGTCAGTCTTCTGCTGATAACACTGAAGCATTAATGCATGATGAAGTAAGAGCATTCCAAAATGTGATTACTAATTTTATTGAAAAATATCTATTTACAGAATTACTATTAGAAGGTGGATTTAATCCTTTATTAAATAAAGATGATTATGTCGCATTCGAATTTAACGAAGTATCAATCGATACTAAAATTAAAATCGAATCTAATACAATTCAAAAATACCAAGGGAATGTTATTACTCTCGAAGAAGCTCGTCGTGAACTTGGCTTTAGTAACGAAGTATCTGAAGAAGATATGTATGCCTTTACGATTACGCAAAAAGGTAAGCTTGATCTTGTCGATGCCCAGGCTAATGCTGCTATTAAAACAGCTAAAGCTACGGCTACATTAAATGTACAACAAACTCAGTCGTCTTCTAATGATGATGGCTTAGATAATCGTAAATTTAATGGCAAACAAGCATCGTCTGGTCCTAACGATTACTTCTCTAACGATGCTAATCCGACAAATCAAAATACAGATAAATATAGTATTAAAGCTAAAGAATCTTTAAATACTCAACAAAATCTAGACGATTATTCAAAAAACTTTAGTGAAGTTGATAAACTCTATAAAGACCTCAGTAATATACTCACAGATGGTGGCACTATTGAAGACGATAAGTTTAGAGAAGCTCTTCATGAGTATGCTTTAGACTTTGCTAAACAAGGTGTCGACCATTCTAAAGCGAACAACAAAACTAATAAAGACAAGATCACTCCGAACATCGATGTGATTGACGATTATTCGTCAAAAAAATAAGTAAGATAATGCAGGACATTCAATCTGCGGTCAAAAATAATAAAGATAAAATATACATCGATAGCATTCTAAGTAAAAATGAATATCGCCTTCGTTTTTTATGCGATTATATCTCTCGTAAAGCATATTGGTACGGTTACGTACAACAATGTAAACAAGACGGTATAAAAGCAATCGATATTCAATTTAACGACAGTGAACATCAAAATGGCCGCATGACCCATTTTAACATTGATAGAATTACTATCGAAGATATTCCAGCTTATAGCCCGTACTGTACGTGCGGCATAAAACCAATCATGAAAGGATAAATAATGGACTTCCGTGAATATATTGGTTTTTCTCCTACAAGTGAAAACATCACGATAAAAGAGTCTGTTATTAGACCTATCGATCAACTGAGTTCTTCTGATGGTTCCGATAATGAACTTATTGTCGAAATCGAAGCTGTTCATGCGTATCCTTACGTAACTAAAAACAGTACTCGGTATTCATATCAAGGTCTAGAAGATTCCTTATCTGAGTGGACACATCCTTATAATATTCCAATCATTATGCATCATAATGATCAAGACGGCCAAATCATCGGTCGTGCGATCGATGCAAGACTTGGTGATAGCGAACGACTCGTCGGTTCTAAAGCTTTATTTATTACGGCTAAAATTCTTGACGAAAAAGCTCAAAAAGATATCAAGTCTGGACTATTATCGACTGTAAGCATTGGTATGACTGGACACGACGTTCGTTGTTCTATTTGTGGACAAGATCTCAACGAAGGTCCGTGTGAACATGTCAGAGGAGAGAGTTATGACGGACAGACATGTTGTTGGGACTTCTTTTCGATGAGTCCAATCGAATTGTCTTATGTTATAGTTCCTTCTGATAAATATGCAAAGAATATTAAAGTATATGATGATGGGGAGTACGAACAAAGTAGTACTCCTTCTAATTTAAGTATTCCGCAACAAGGAGAAACCGGTACGAATATTCGTGCTAACGAATCTATGGATAAAGAAAAATTAAAAGTTCAAGAACCTGAAACTGAAGTTAAAACTGAAGTCGAAGGCAAAGAAACTGCTACAGAAGTTGAAGTTCCTGAAACTAAAACTCCTGAAGTCGAAGAAACTCCAGAGATTAAAGGTGAAGAAAAAACAGAAATCGAAGAATTAAAAGGTCAAATTGCTGAACTTATTAAATCTAACGAAGCACTTTCTGCAAAAGTTTCTAACCTTGCTGATGATTTACTAGCTTATAAATCTGAAGCTCGTAAAGAAACTGCTTCCCTTATCGAAGGTAAAGAAAAATTAGAAGAAGCTCTTAAATCTGTTCAAGAAGTTAAAGCAGGCTTCGATACATTTAAAACTGAAAGCGAAGAAAAAGTTAAGTCTGAAATTGCTTCCGTTAAAGAATCTTTCGAAGATAAAATTAAAACATTGGATTTGACTAACTCTACTGTTAACGATCCTAATGCTAAAAATAATAAATCTACTGAAGTTCAAGTAAAAGAAGCTGCTCAACAACTTAAATCTATTACTGACGTATTTAACGCTTTCTATAAATAATAGGAGATAAATTTTAAATGGCAAATTACAATCCTGGTAAAGGTGCTAATTATTTCACTGGCGGTGCTGATGGCAAAGTATTCAAAGGCATGGGCTTCAAACAGTTCAATAACGATGACCGCCGTGTAACACGTACTCAAGTACGTTTAAATACAACTAACCATGACACTTCCAATATTGCTTATTGGTTGGATGATCGTCTTCCTGTAGCATTCCGTTACAACTATGCAGAAATGTATAACCAAGTCGTAATTCCAAAAGGTCGTATCGTAGCTGTTGACCGTGATGTTAAAGCTGCTAAAGAAAATCCAGAAAAATTCTTGAACGTATTGACACTTGCTAACGGTGGTTGTCCTGTACGTTTGCGTACAGCTACTGACGTTTATGGTGCTGCTGGTATCGTGTCTGGTAAAGCTTCTGGTAAACCTATGATGAACGCTGATGTTGATTGGACTCCAGTCGATGCGGCTGCTTATACTGCAGATCATTACAAACCTTTTGCTAATGGCGGTGCTAAAGCTATCGCTACTGCTGCTGGTCTTGATAAAGACAAAACTTCTGGTCTTTTGACTAAAGGCGGCAAAAAACTTATGGACCATCGTAACGGTAACGTTCCTGTAGGTATTTTGATGCGTAACGAATATACTCGTGACGAAAATGCTTGGAATGGTATGACTCCTGGTGCTATTAAAACTGACGTAATGGTAGAATTGCCTCACTTCTTGTTCAAAGATGAAGCAGAGCAAAACCCTTGGGGTAGCGCTTATGGCGCATTCTTGCCTGGCGATTTCGTAAAATCTGACGAAAATGGTCGTATTGTAAAATCCCCATTGTCTGACGAGGCTGCTTTGGCAACTATGCAAGCTCCTGAAATCGAATTCGAACGTCAACAAATTATCGGTCAAGTACACGAAGTAAATCCTAACTTGGTTCCAGAAGGTTCCACTAAATGGATGAAATGGGCTATCGAAGACCAAGAACAATTGGCTCAATATGCTGAAGATGGTTATGGTCGTACATATCGTCGTGGTGAAGATTTAGTCGATGATTCCGCTTACTTCCGTGGTATCGAAAACTATGAATTCAATTCCTTGTATTCCGATCATGACTTGAACATGACTGCTTCCAATAACAAATTGGATGTATACGATTCCCGTTTGGGCGCTCGTTATGAATATATCGGTATTCCTGGTTTAACAGATGGTCGCAACGTAGCTACTACTGCTATTAAAGATGTTAAAGTTGGCGTAATGCATCTAGCTGCTCCTACTCAAGAATATCTTGATTTCAACTATCAAATTCCAGAACGTTTCATCGAACAAGGTTCTGTACAAATTTCTATTAATAACTCTGCTTATACTCCAGTAGTAAAAGGTGCTGTTATTGCTAATGCATTTGAAGTAGTATACTTCAACGAAGTTAATGGTTTGATCCGCTTGCGTGTTATCGACCGTACACAAGCTGATGCAATTATTAAAGCTGCTCCTAAAGAAGAAGCGGAAGTAAAAGTATCTTATTCCCGTCAAGGTCTTGCTGGCGTGCCTACATTCATGGATTGGGCAGGCTGTGTAGGTTCTGTTAAAGTATTGTTACAAAAATAATAGGAGCTTTAAAATATAATGAAAATTGAAATGAAAGAATTTGTTAATTCTCTTAAAGAACAACGTGCTGAAGTGACTAAAGCCGGTCAAGAAGCTGGTTGGTCCCCTGAAAAAATGCAAGAATCTTTGAGAAAATATGATATTCTCGAAGACGTTGTTGCTCGTATGAACAAACAACCTAGCAATAAATCTTTCAGCATCAAAGAAACAATTATGACAACTGACGTTGTCGATTTGGTTCCTCGTATCATCGAAACTCGTATGATCGAAGCTGAAGACACTCAATCTGTTATCTCTCCATTCTTCACAAAAATTCAATCCGACAAAACTAGCGGTACCGTTGTAGTACCTATTATCGGTGAATTGCAAGCACACGAAGTTTCCGAAGCTGGTGCTTACAACGATGAAGCAGTAGAAATCAACACTCTTCAATACAACTCCATCGAAATTCGTCCTAAGAAAATCGGTCTTAAAGTTACGTTGTCTGAAGAAGTTATCATGGATTCCTATTGGGATATCATGGAAGCTAACTTGTCCCGTATCGGCGGTGCAATGGCTCGTTACAAAGACGAATGGTGTGCTCGTGAGTTCTCTGAACATGGTCACGTAGTATTCGATAACTCTTTGGGCGCTCAAAATCCTGACGCTATGACAAGTGGTCTTGGTGAAGATTCTCTTCCTAACGGTACTCTTTCCGTCGAAGACTTCATGTCTATGTGCTTGGCATTGATGGCAAATGATAAGACACCAACAGACGTTATCATGCATCCACTTTGCTGGTTGGTATTTGCTCGTAACGCAATGGTAGGTCAAGGTTTGACTTTCGGTGCTTTGGGTGCTATGAATGTTAACCCATTCGGCACAACTCAAGGTACTCCTGGTTTCGCTGGCTTGTCTAACAACATGGGTCCTCAAAAATTCATCTTGAACGAATCTCAAGCAATGTTTAACTTGCCTATGCCTGTTAATATCATCTTGAGCCCTCGTGTTAAATTTGACAAACAAAACAAAACATTTGATATGTACGCTATCGATCGCAACAACATTGGTGCTATCGTACAACGTGAAGATTTGTCTATTGAAAAATGGACTAACCCAGAAACTGATGTACGTATCATCAAAGCAAAAGAACGCTATGGCGTTGGTATCATGGATAATGGTAAAGGTATCGCAGTGGCTAAAAACATTTCCGCTATGCCTTCCTTCCCTCGTCCAACTGCAATTCGTATTCAAGAATAATATTCTTAACGATTTGTTAATTGAATGAGTAATTAAGGGGAGCTTTCGGGCTCCCCTTTTTTTAATATACAAGAGGTATTTTAATGACTAAATTAAAAGAACCGATCGCTATCGTAAAATTAGGTCATGGCGAAATTGGTTATTTTGACAAATTGACTCGTCTACGTTTAACACGTAAAGCACCATATGGTCGAATTTATGACGATATGGATCTTAAAAATATTCGTCGTTCTGTTAAAGTAGGCCGTTTGATTTTAGTTAACGGCATGCTTCCTGCAGAAAATGCTAATTACTCTAAAGCGACTAAACGTTTTATTCCGTCTTCAAATTATGATATGGTAGCATCTGGTTTAATTCGTCCTGAAGACGTTGCTGAAAAAACTGCTACTCGTTCTAAAGAATTAGAATTTGATTTAGACGCTGCATTAGCTGAAGCTAAAGAAAACTTAGAAAAAGTTAACAAGGAGAACACAAATGGTCTGCAAGAAAAAGGGCAAGAAAGGTTGCAAGTAGCACCTGAAACTAAAATTGAAGAAATAAAACCTGAAGAAACACCTAAAGCTGAAGTAGTTCCTGAAGAAACAGAGGCGAAGGACGTTGCAGAAGAAACTGTGGAAGAAGAATCTACAGAAGAAGTGGAAGATGAAGCCACAACTGAAGATAAACCTAAAAAAACTCGTGGTCGTAAAAAAGCTAGCAAATAAGAAGGAAGATTATGTTTAAAGAATTTGCTTTGGTCGACATGGCCGTAAATCCTATTGAAAAGCAAATTAAACTTTTCTTTACTAGTAATGTTGATCCCGATACAGTCGACAGCGATACAATCGCAATGGTTCATGCAGAATCTCAAAAGATTTATCGATTAAAATATCGTACGTCTAAGAAGACTGTTGTTATTACAGTATTAGACGATGTAGAACCTAATGAAGAATATCGTCTCGATATTAATAAAACTATTAAAGATATTGTTGGCACTCCATTACAATCTAGTTTAATTCGCCACGTATATTTCAATAGTAACATATATTCTAATGTCCGCATTATTAGTCCGGCAAATCATGAGCTTATCGATGGATCTTTTATATGTGAATGGCAAGAAATCTTACGAGATAAAAGACGTAAACCTGTATTAGAATATCGATTGCAAATTTCTGAAAATAAAAACTTTGATCCTTGTGAAATCGATACTGTAATATTAAATAAACAACGTATCAGTTTCCCTCAATTAAAAGATGCTAAACAATATTATATTCGTATTCGTGTCGAAAAAGATGGCGAATTCGGAGCATGGTCTGATATAGCTACTTTTACTTACGATGGAAAAGATCGTGTTCTTGATCGTTTAGAAAAATCAGAAAAAGATCCTCATAAAATAAATCCAGTATCTATTTGGGCTCCGTATAATTACAAACGGAACATGCACAATAATAAAGTCAACTTGGATACGAATCCGACTCCGTCTGGTACAATGTCTGCCGATGAAGTTAATAATGCTACTGGATTAGGATTATCTCCTGAAGTAACGGCTAGTAATAATACAGCTACGTCATTATCTGAAGCAGCCATCGAACGAATTATGAAAGATGGCAATGGTAATTCTGCGACAACTATTAAATTAGCTGACGGTACTATTATTACTAGAGCTAATGACAGCGGTAGCCCGGGTGTCGTAGTCGATGAAACTCCGGCCGGTACTAATATTGCTCCTGTTATTATTAGTGCACTCGAAGTAACGAGACGCCCACAACAAGGGACTAACGATGCTTTCGTATTTGAATTTAATGCTGAAATTAAAGATGAAGGTATTTTACAAAATATCGAAATCATCAGAAAGGATTTCTAATGGCAGAACCTTTTGAGTATACGATATTTGGTAATCGTTTAGAACTAAGACCAGTCGGCGGTGTTAAACCTGATTCTTTATATGAAATCAGAATTAAAAAACTTGAATCTGTCGACGGTAAAAAAGTATTAAAGTATAAAGTTTATACGGTGGCATCAGAACAAATTAGTAATTTTTATACGCTCGGCGATGTGAATTATCTAATCGATGTATTTGATGCTAGTGATACAGAAGTATTATACGCATTAAAAGAAGCAAGTCGGTTTGCTCAGTTTCTATTGGATCAAATTCCAGGTTATGAAAATAGAGCCGATTTGCCATATCTTTTACAACAGTTCTGTAAATTAAGAGCAACATTAAGTCTTGTAAGCAAGCATGCTGTTACGACTTCTACGTCTGGTAAGATATCTGGTCATATCGGCAATATTAGTTTTGGCTCGACAGAATCTGGTGGATCTAGTTCATCTAGTTCTAGTGGCAGTGGCGCGCCTTCCTTATCAGATCTTATCAAAATGATTAAAGCTGAAATGGAAATTTTTGAAAAACTAATTGTCGATCCTACGTATCTTACTATGGGGAGAGCTGAACCAAGAACAGGTAAACGTTCTTATACAGAAAAACAAAAATTACATACATATCCTACGACATTGTTTGATGATTTATCACGTTCATTAAAATCCTTGAGGAAAACTTAATGAAAAATTTAGATGAACGAATTAATGGATTAATACAATTAATGGAAGTTCCGGTATGGCTTGTACAACCATATCGAAATATCGATTGTACTTGTAAGGATCCGACGGCTAAAGAAGGCGATCCTTTATGTCCGAACTGTTTAGGATTTGGACAGAAAATTTCAATACGTGAAGCACGTGCTCATATTCAGCCGTTGTTTTCTACAGACAATGCTGATAATAAATTATTCTTAATGCGCGGTTACGATATATATATTCGTAATGAATTTCCAGTTTTTCCTGGAGATATAATCGTATTTAAAGATAAGATTATTAATGTCACATACGTAATGGATTGGTATTCTAATACTATGGATTGCGTATATTATGAAGCTAATGGTGTTGACTATAAACGAAACCCAGAAGCTTTTATGAACAACTTTAAAGCATTGATCGGAGGTTAGTATGACATCCGATGATAAACATACAAGTCTATTAATTATAGGTAATTCCGAATCGACAAATAAGACATGTAAAATTGAAAAGTTTAATACGTTGTTCGATGTCGAGAAAGAATATGGTAAAGACTCAGATTTGTATCAGGCATACAAATTAGCTAAAAATTATTCGGCTCCCGACGTGTATTTAGTTAATATGCGAACGATATCTGATTTTCTTAATATTGCTAATCAATTAATAGACTATGATTTTGCATATATTTGTCCAACTAAAATAATGTTTTCCGATCGATATACTGATCGTTATAATAAAGATTTAACAGATTACTATTTAAACGTATTATCTAGTAATTGTTATAAAAATCGTAGTATGATTATCGTTACTGATAAACATAGTTCTTTATTTGAAGACATCGATGAGTTTAATAATTACTATGATGCTATCGTACAAAAGTTTACTTCTGTACATAATAAGAATAAGTTTTTAGATAATATAATTTTAGTAGGCAATAATTTAAAATATATTCAGTATAGTAATATAGTTGTAGCGGCGAAATTAGCCGCCACGCCTATCAACGAGTACCCACTTTTATCAAATGAGGATACCGACTTTATATTAGATTATAAAGATATGCTTCCTAATGTCGTCTATTACAGAAATAGTTCATTAGTCGGTACAACAGTTGAAAATTTAGTTAACCTATCTAGCGAAAATCCTAATAAATCTGTTATGGTAATGCGTATTATTTATTACTTAGTCAGAGAAATGGACTTCGATGAATATATAGGAAAAAATTATCGGAAGTTCTATCTGTTAAAGATAAGAGACCGATTAGAATCCTTATTAAAACAAAATGTAGGATTTGTTCTATACGACTATCATATTGATAGCGTTGAAGAACAATTAAGAGAAAATGGATTAGGGGTCGACATTATACTTAGGTATACGTTGTATCCTTTATTCACGACAGAGTCATATACTGCGGAACAGAGGTTATAATGACAGACGAACTTACTCATGACGAACGATTTATAATCGATCAGATAAAAGCAAAAAAAGATAGCCTGTCAGTAGTCAATGCTCCCGGTAGGCTAATGAATAATCGACGCAGAGTCGATCGATTAAGGGCTGAACAGTCCATTAGTTTTGATGAATTTATCGAGTTGCTCGTTAAATTAGTTGAAAAAGCGTTATATGAAGATCAAGTTAAAATGAGTCCAGACGAAGGGGCTACGATTAACGATCGTGACAGACCAATTAATAATCCGTATATTTTCTTTAAGATTATCTCTGGCAAAACTATTAATAGTATTAAGCCAAGATTAATGGAAAATACTATCAGACGTGCTCCAGGGCATCCTGAATATCGTCCTGACAACAAATATCCTGTTAAAGAAAATATTGAAGAAGAAGGCGTTGAAGTATATCGTCATGCATTCGAGTATGTACTTCAATTTGACATCTTTGCTAGTAGTTATGCAACAGCTAATAAAGTCTTAAAAGATTTTGAAGAACTTATGTATGACTATACGGGTTATGTTAAAAGTCGTGGTGTAAATGAACTTTTATATGATCAACGCTTAACAGACGAATCTAACGTTCAATATCGAGAAAAATATTCAGTTAGAAGTGTTCGCTACATTTTAAGAATAGACAAGATATTTGTTGTTACTCGCAAACTTATCGAACGTCTATTAAATCTTGATAAATAATTATTAATCTAAGAGGTTGAATAATGGCGTACTCTTTCAAAGAGGAAATCCTCCGCGATCTTCCTGGTGTGTTTGTCGAAGTCAATTCTGTAAAGAAAAAACTTTATGACGACAGCCAATTCGGTACAACTGACGCAGTGCTTTGTATCGGTACTGCATTCGATGGTCCTAATGGTGTTCCTGTACCTATTTACGATCCATCTTATGCAACATATACTTATGGCGATACTTATAATCGCGAAACTAAACGTGAAGTAGACTTAACAGCTACATTGGCTGATGCATATAATTCCGGTTGCCGTACTTTGTATGGTTTCCGTATCGGTGGTTCTGAAGCTCAAAAAGATTTTAAATTGCGTTCTGACGATACTCTTCGTTTCCGTGTAAAATCTCGCTTCCCATCTAACAAAGCTAAACAAGTATACTTTACTTTCGATAATACTCCAGGTCAAGAAGTTCTTACTATCTACAAACCTGTATCTAAAGCGACAACTTACGAACGTTACAATGCTATGATTGATAACGAAGAAGAAATGATTAAAGTCGAAATTCCTTTGGGTCTTATGGGTGCTGGCTTTACTGCTGATACTCCTATCTCCGAAGTAATTCGTCATATCAATAACTTCCCTCGTAACAATGTTGTTACTTTATCTATCGTAAATAAAAAAGGTCAAGATGTTACACTTCGTAAAGATTCTTACGAATTAGCTCTTGGTTCTATTTTCCCTGGTACATACTTCTTAGGTCGTAAACGTTCCTTAGTACCTTGCCGTACAGAAGTTCGTACTCATGTAATCAAATCTAAAAAATCTCCGAAACCTTTCGGTTCCTTTACTGGTAAATATTTCCATACTCTTCGTATTAACACAGATGTTAATGCTGAGTATCCTATTTACTCCGTAAGTGATAAAGATTTGAACGAAGCCTTCACAACTGTCGGCTTGAAAATGTATACTCATAATGATTATCTTCGTACTCCTGGTGCATCTGCATTAGCATTCGAAGAAGATGATAACGATTATGAAGATACTAATATGACTAACTTCCAAAAATATATGAAGTTAGGTTCTGGCTTTGCTATTACAGCAACAGCTTATCCTCGTACAAATTCTACTGGTCAATATTTGACTCCTCGTGTAAAAGAATCTGACGTTAAAGATAAACAATACGTAGTATCTATTGGTGAAGGTGCATACTCTGTATTGCAAAACGCCGATATGCCTTATCGTGTATTGGGCGCTCAAATCTGTGCCGATACTGTAATTGGCGGTCGCCTTCCTAAACCAAAAGATTTCTTAAAAGCATTCCCTATCGATGCTGTTATGGTTAACACTGTAGCAGGTGGTGCTCCTGTAGTCGATACTGAAATGTTTAAAGTAACTCCTGTAGTTAACGTTAAAGATACTAAACATTCTCCACGTTCTTATAAATTTAGCTTTGCTAAAGTAGATAATGCTGCAGAAATTACTGACGAAAACATTTATCAAAACGAAGTATTTACAGTTATTCCTTCCGTAGCTAATGAAGCTGCTTTGGATTTAGATCATAAAACTTATGAAGCTGGTCAAACATTCTACTTTGAAGACACTAAAGAAGTGAAATCTATTACGTTCGATGGTAAGCTTCAAAATGCTGTTTCTCCACATCAAAAATTCAAACACTTCGTTACGAAAGATAAAATCATCGAAGCTGAACCAGCAACTGGTAATGCTGTAACATTTAAAGAAATCGCATCTCTTGCTGATCTTCAATATGATACAGCTATGAACGGTTTGTTGACAGATGCTGATGCAACGACTGCTGCATACTATGCAACGACTGCTGCTGCTGCTGCTGCAACTGCTGCTAATGCTAAATACGTATTACTTTCTGTTAATGACGTATTGTGTGTTGGTAAATATGATGCTGGTGTTGTAACGCCTATTGGTGAATATGACATCTTAACAGATAAAGATGCTCGTGACGATAAAGTTGTTACTTATATTGAAAACTTCGATTGCGTAGACAACCGTGTTATCATTTCCGTAACAGACTTTAACTATCGTACTGTAGCAGAATTTATTTCTGATTTGAAAGATAATGTTAACTTTACTGATAATTTCACTGTAGAATTGACTGATAATGGTATTGTCGAAAAAGATGCTCTTATCGAAGAAGTATTAGAACCTGTATTGGTTGGCGGCAAAGTTGCGTTAGCTACTTTGACTAAAGACCGTACTATTGATTACGATTATACTATGCGTATTCCTTATCGTACTCCTGATAACTTCGCTCGTCAATTGGCACAACATTGCTTGTATACAGAATTAAAAACTGCTCATACTCATGGTTTGATCGGTGTTGAACGTATCTCTGACTACACATTGTCTGGCGTTGAACAAAAATTCCAAGATTTGAATAGTTTAAATCTTAATTTAGAATTGAAACGTGGTAACGGTCGTTCCGTAATTGATGACGATGGTACTCCTGTCGATATCGGCCGTTCTATTTCTTGTACATTCTTCCAAAACAATGTACCAGTTTATAATTCTACTTACGCATATGTAGGTAACGGTGCTGCAGCTTATGCTGGTATGGTTTCCGCATTGCCTGTAGAACAATCTCCTACGAACCAAAAAATCGGCATTTCTCCATTGTTTGAATTAACAGCTTCTCAATTATCTAACTTAACTTCTAAAGGTATTGTTACAGTTAAGAATACATTTACTCGTGGTTATGTAATTACTGACGGCTGTACAATGGCAGATCCAACTGATGCATTGTCTCGTCTTAATAGTGTTCGTATCATCGACGCTGTTGAACGTGCTATTCGCCGTGTTTGTGAACCATTTATCGGTAAACAAAATACAATCTCCGTTCGTAACTCTATCCAAACAGGTTTAACATCTGAGTTGAATAAACTTAAAGGTGTATTGTTATATGACTACTTATTCGAAATTGCTAATGACGTAACTGCTCTTCAATATACTTATATTGATATCAATTATACTATTATGCCATTTAACGAAATTCGTCAAATCAATAACTACATTCAAATTCGTCAACCTGGTACCTAGTAGTTTTTAAATAAAGAAGGAGGGGGCGGCTTAATCGTCGCCCCATTATTTAACACATGGCTTACTCTAATAACTCTGGTGTAACTACAGCGTCTGAATACACTCGTAGTTATACTACTTTTTCCGGCTGTGATATCGTAGCTACATTCGGTTCCGAAGTAGTTGCTGAAATTCAAGGTATTACAGTTTCTATTAACCGTGAAAAAGCTCCGGTTTACACATTCGGATCAGCAGAGCCTCGCTCTATTTCGAGAGGTAAGAATACCACTTTTGCTTCTCCTTTGCAGTAATGCAATGCATAATTAAACTCTGTGATATGCTGGAAACCCCTTAGAGCCTTTAGTACCAAAGTGTGACAATCTAAAGGATTGGGCAATCAGCAGGCAGCGTAAGCGCCTCAACGACTATCCGTAAGGAGTACATCATAACAGCTGATGGAAGTGCAGAGCTCTTTATATCTATCTGAGGTATTGCTATATTTGTCTTCTTGTAATATAATAAATATATAAGGAGGTCATAAATATGGCAAAATATAATTATAACTTTGATATTTTAGAAAAAGAATCACCTGAAAAATATTATTTCCTTGGTTTTTTAGCGGCAGATGCTTATATATCTAATAAGGGTATAAATTTTGAGCTAAATGTTAAAGATAAATATATAGTTGAAAAACTTAGAGATTATATTTGTCCAGAAAAGCCTGTATATAATCATGAAAAAACAAATTCTGTAGCTTTTTCAATAACTAATAAGAAAAAATGTTTAGAATTAAAAAAATATTTTTCTATGACTAGTAATAAAAAGACAGAAGAAATTAGATTTCCTAAGGTGCCAGATAAATATCTTCGAGATTTTATTCGAGGAATAATTGATGGCGATGGAAATATTAATACAACTAAAGGATATAAAGGAAATAAAATTTATATTGGCGCTAGATTAAGAATTCTAGGTAGTGAAATTTTTCTAAAAGAATTAAATGAAAAAACAAAATTATTATATCCACATAATACTAATGCTATAAGTAAAAAAGGCAAGGAAAACATTTATGTTGTAACTTATAATTTTAAAACAGCACGAGAATTATTAAAAATAATTTATTATGATGGATGTTTATGTTTAAAAAGAAAATTTGATAGATCTAGAGATGAAGATATAGTCTCAACATTAGTGAAAACTAAATGATAATCATTTTCAAAGAAAAGAGGTATTGCAGGTACTATTGTATTCACGTTATTTGACCGTGATGCCTTAGTCGATGCACTTGCTGTTCGTGCTGCTAAAGCAGCATACTTCCAACGTATCGGTGGTGATATTAATTATCAACCGTACACAATTACTGAATGGGATACAAAATTAACTAACATGGTTGTTAATTCCTTGGGCGCTAACAATAGCAATAGCCAAGTAGCTTCCACTAACCCATTCAAAGTTACACAAAATGTAGCTATTCAATCTACTCCAAAATATTCTGACGAAATTCCTCCATTCGACATTACTTTGTCTTTTGCGAACGAATATGGTCAATCTGCAGTAATGGTTATTTATGGCTGCGAAATTTTGAATGAAGCATCTAGCTTCTCTGTAGATTCTACTACTACTGATAAAGCTTGTACTTACATTGCTCGCTCTGTAGATTATTTGCAACCAGTAGAAAACAAATACTTGCTTGATAACAAGTACTAATAAATTCGGCGAGGAAATTTTTTCCTCGCCTTTTATTTTTTTTCTTAGGAGACAATAGGCGTGAAAAAATCTCAAGAAAATACTAATCAAATATTTCTGTATCTAAATCGTGGTTTACAAGATTACATTAATAGTTCTTTATTATCTGGTGAACATTCTAGTAATGTTAAGAAAGATATGGAAGAAATATGCTATAATATTATTAGTGAGCGTAATATTGAGCTTAAAACGAACATTATTACGTTGATCAATAATAGAGTTCAACAATATATGAAATTATATAATTTAAAGGTGAAATATGCCAAATGATTTGTCTTTAGGTAATAAAGACGTGGTTCAAACCTCAAAGTATACGAGAACGTATACTTCTTATAGCGGGTGTGATATTGTAGCTTCTATTAATATTACGATTCCAGGTCAAGAAACGATTTCGAAAGTATTTGGGAGCCTACAAACATTCTCCTATAGTATACATCAAGAAAAAGCTCCGGTAAGAACATTGGGCGATGTTAATGCTATCACGTATGTCGATGGCCCAAGAACAATTGCCGGCTCTATGGTATTTGCCGTATTAGATAAACATGTTATCTATGAGATTATGGACGATGTATATAAAAAAGGTAATTATCAAAATAAACATTTTTTAATGGATGAATTACCTAATTTTGACGTTACATTATCGTTCGCTAATGAATATGGACGTCAGTCTACCATTAGTGTGTATAATTGTACGATAATCGATGAAGGTCAGATTATGTCGATTAACGATATCTTAACAGAAAATACATATCATTATTATGCGACCGATATCGATTATATGACAGAGTCTCAGAACTATTATACTCTTAATGAAAAAAGTATAATTGATTCTAATCCATGGTTAACAACTAATAATGCTAAGATTAAAACGCAAAATATTAAAGTACAATATGGTATTCCTGTATTAACATTGTCTAAAGAAGGATATTATTCTTTTAAGACATATATGGATGCTCTTAATAGAAAATATAAAAAGTTAGCCGATCAGTTTATGGGCGAAAAAGAATCTGAAAAGATGGCCCAGCTTAAAAAAGATTATTATAATCTTAGAACTGAAGCCGAACAATATTATCCGTCTCAAGCATTATTATCTAAGACACAAAAGAAAGTTCGTTTCTTAGAACGTAAACGTTTAAAAGTTAATAAAGAATACGATAATTTTAGAACATCATTATATACATCAAGACGTGACGTTCCTGATTATTCTAAGTTTAGAGTTAATGGTAAAGCTAAAAACGAATCTGAAATTCCGGACTATTCTAAATATAGATTAGATCCTAAGAAAGATAATTCTAATCTTCCTTCATATGATGACTTTAGAAAAAAAGAAAATGATCATCATGAGAAAAAAGATGATATTCCTGATTACTCTAACTTTAGAAAAAATCGTAATAAAACTGTTAAGGAAGAAGAAGCAACTCATTATAAATTAGATGAAAATGGTAACGTGGTTATTATAGATACACATGTAGACAATAAAGGAGGCGACGAACCAATTGAACACATCTAGTATTACATTCTTGTGGCAATTTGAAGATTTCGTCTCTTTGTATTGTAACGATTATTTTAATGGCCATACTACGTTACATGTTGATGACGGATCTAAAGTAAGAGATTTTACATTAGACGATGCTAATATTATTATTGATAACTTAGAAAATAATATGTATCGACTATGGACATCTGGTCCTGACGGAAAGTCCGAAGAAAAATACATCGAGATTTTTTCAGAAACGATGACCGACCAAATTGAATATCTTAACGATATATCTATTCAAGTTAAAGACATTCAAACAATTGTTGATTATGCCGAAAACATTTCGAATGAAAGAGGTTTAAATTTAGTCGAATCTTTGTACTATGCCTATTTAGCTACAAATGATAAAAAACAAAAATTAAATTTCTTTTATTTGTTAATGGGCGCTATTAAATTAAATAATAATAATAATTTTAATAACAATATCGATAACAATAGTAGCTTATATATTTATGATTCACAACGAGCATTGATGAATCCTGAATTGGCTAATGCATTCTTATCTGGATCTATTAAGTTATATAAATTTACAGGCAAGTTTTATGAATATCAAGATACAGTATTCTTTGATAAAGAAGATGTTGACTTATCTTTTTTAGATCGAGATTACTTATATCGGCTAGATATCATTGTCGATAACCAACTAATTAATAGTTATTATACGTTAAATCCTACAGTCGATACGGCTAAACAAGTATGGGATAGGTTATATAAAATAGTAGAGTCTATTAATAGTCGATTAAATGGACTTAGATATTTACCATTGGCTTATCATAAATTCGACGAAGAAACACAACTTGCTATTAGTTTACTAATGGATAAAAATGTCGATGCTCATTATTTACAACAGCCAAGAATTGGTGTCGACGAAGAATATATCACGGCACATATCGAAGGCGCTAATAAATATTCTGATTTAGACGGTGTATACTTCTGTATCACTGATGTCGAAGGCTTGGCATCTGATCAAATTTTATTTAAGAAGAAAGTCGATAATTTAATTGTTGATTTACCTGTACAAGGTAATTCTATTTATGACGGCTGTTATTATTCTTTTTTAATAGACTCTAATAAAAGAATTATTTCTCCAGTAACATTGTTTAATATTAATGAAGATATTGAACATGATTATATAGAGGCAACGTTAAAGATATCTCAAAAGCAATTATTAAATTTCTTATACGAAGAATTTGAAGAAGAAGACGTTAATAAGTATTATTATTTATTTACTGATTGTATTGGCAATAGTGAAGTAACATTGTCTAATTATCTTGATAGAGTTATCGATCGATTCGTACAATCTAACTTTAACGAAGACTTCTTCGATTTAATTCATTATATTAATGTATATAGATTTAGTAATCAAACATATTCTAATCAAAATTTATTAGCTTATAATGATGAACCTGCTCATAGAATTATAATGCCTAACGATGCTAACAAAGAATATATTATGCAAGCCGTTAAATTTAAACGTGGCGAAAATTATAAGTATGATTATAAATTAGTCAATGATAATGCTGATTATATAACATATGACGATGCAGATTATACAGTAATTTCTATATTCGAAAAAGATACGGCAATGCATTGTGGATTAATTACAGTAAATCGAGTTGGTTTTGATTACCGTATTAATACATGGAACATATCTGTATCTAATAAATTAGACATTTAATGAAAGGTTTGTTATAATAATATGAGACGTAAACGATATGATAATCACCTTTCTAGTCAATTATCTTATACGAATAAAGTTGTCGAACAAGATATAACAAGAACGTCGTCTGGATATATTAAAAAGAATCCAGTATATAAACGTTATTTTTCTCAGATCGATGCAAACGTTTGGTTCGGTGATAAACTTGTAACCGATATACAAAATATATCGTATGGATTACAACAACACGACATGCCTTTATTCGGATATAATTCTTATATTTACGATGAATTAGCAATAGGTAATCGACTAATACAAGGAACGTTTACTATTAATTTTACGGCTCCGTTATATATTGAAACTATTATAGATAGCTATCAGAATATGACAACTAATGTTACTGATAAGACAACTGAAGACGATTATGATAAAGTCATAGCCCCGCATTATGCAGGAAATGTCGTTACGACGAATCCAGAGCATAATGCTATTTGGCGTAAAGGATTTGAAATCGATATTTTATATGGGCAAGACGATGATATTATTGGTCAGCCACTTCATGTTATCTTATTAGATTGTCATATTATGTCGGTACAAACAATACACGATTCATCTGGTCATCCTATACTAGAACAATATACATTTATATCGAGAGACCGAAAAGTAATTAATAAATAGGCGGTTAATATGCAAAATAAAAAGAAACATAAATTCCAACAACAACGTGAAAAAATTCAAATGCATGAAACAATTACGACACAAGATGCTCCAGAAGTAACTATTAAAGAAACGACTGAAGCCGATATAAAAGAAACGGTAAAAAAAAACGAAATTCCGGAAGAATCTACAAATTCTGTGAGTCAAGATTCTAATCTTGAATATGAATACGATCCAGCCGATACTGAATATTTAACGATTGATAAAGCTAATGAAATTCGTGAAGCATATCCTGGTCAATGTCGTCGATTTGCTTTTGACGGAGAACAAATGATTATCATTCGTAAAGTACAACGTGAAGAAGTTCCATTAATGATGAATTTAACTCCTGATCAACAAGCATACATTAATTCTCTCGAAGATGAATATGAACAACGACGTGCTATCGAAGATGCTCGTAACTATAATTTAGTTAAATATTTCATTCCGTTCCCATCTGCTGATCGTATTAATTATTTAATCGATAACTATGTTGGTTTTGTACCATTAGTATCTGATAGAATTTTACAAATTTCTGGTTTTACTGCATCTCCGATGGTGGAATTATAATGGAAGAACGTTTCGATGTTATATATGATCAGTTAAAAAATTACTATAAACATATCTTTACTTATTCTTCTTATGAGTTCCCTATTATTTATATTCCGTTAACTAGGGCTCAATATTATGATTTGTTTGAAGATCCTAATATGATGGATATGGAACGTGAAGATATTATATGTAAAACTTGTATCGTATATCCTGAAAATATTAATATAGAAAAAATGCCAGCAGGTGTTGTTTCTGATATTGCCGATAAAATTTTGGAAGCTTCTTTTATGAGCGAAAAAGGACGCAAGATGTTATTTGCAGCAGCTGCTAAAAAAATGCAAAACGTCGATCGTCAAATTTCTTGTATTATTCATGAAGCATTTCCAGAATATGATATCGAAGATATCGATAATTGGAATATGTTACGCACAACAGACTTCCTTATTAGAAGTGAATGGATTCTTCGTACGATTCAAGGTAAGCCACCTCTTGATATCGAAAAGATATTAACACAAGGCAGTGATATTACTTTAAAACCAGAAGATCCTCGATTCTATAACGAAGAAAAAGCAGAGTTTGATCGTTTACGAGAAATCAATACTCCGGCTGAAAATAATAAACCTGTTCCTAAAAAGAAAACGACATTAAAACGTCCTCAACGTCGACGCAATCAAGTATCTGAAGAACAACTTGCAAGTATGTTCCCAGAAGCATTTGAAAATGCTGGCGATGAAAAATCTTTTAAAGATATGGCTATGGGTTCTAAAAATCCTAACGACATGACGTTAGCAGAACTTGCAGAATTAAGAAATAATAATTAAAAGGATAACATATGGCAGATTACTTAAAAAATGGCAGTGACAATGATTCTGTCGTCGAAGGTATATCTAATCTAGTTGATGCAGCAGCGGTCGCCGGCACTATTGTCGGCACCGCTTTTTTGCTATCTAGAACAAAACAAGGTGCTAAATTTTTATCGGAAGTCGATCCGATTATCGGCAAGATGTCTGATCGAATTGTTAGTATTGGTGCTGACGGTAGTAATCGTTTATCGATAAGTGAAACGATACGGGGTATATCTCATATCGATCAGTTTAGAAAAATCGATCAAGATTTTGCTATTAATAATGTAAGCAACGTAGGTTTGTTTCGTAATCTTGCCGATGCAGCATATGATGCTGCCGATTGGGAAGAGCGTGAACTAGGTCGACAATATCAAGCTAAAATATTTGGAGATATTGGCGACGCATTAAAAGCACAAGGTATTCAAGACGGACAAGTGCAATCTCTTATGGAGTTTGTTAGTAGTCGTTCTACATCGACAGTCATCGATAAAAATTCTGGTAAATTACAAGAAAGTTTTATTGCCGACGTTGAAAATCATTGGCATGATTTCTTAGAAGAAAAAGATGCTAAATTTAATGAGACAGTCGATCAGTCTATTCAAGCCTTACAAAATATTTCTAATCAGACATTCGACACGTTTAGTGATTTTAAATCATTAGATGAAAATATTATAAGAGCTCGTGAAGCACGTCAAGATTTTATTCAAGAAATTAATAGAAGTGCACAAGAAGCTTTAAAAAAACAAAAGAATGATATTACATATCATACGATTGGCGATATCTTGGATCAAGATGCAAGAAATCCAGAATTCGATTTTATTGTTCATGAAAAAGGTCAGATGGCTCCTCTTGACGGGAGGACTGTATCCGATCGTTTATATGCACAAAATGATGATATCGTTACGCAAACTTTCGATACGATTAGACAATTAAGTGCTACGAAAGATGGCTATTATGTCGAAGGTCAAAAATTAAATACGCCTAATATTAATAAAATAATAGGTAGCGCTAAAGATTTATGGCATGAAACATTACCGTATGCATTATCACATGCTGCCGATTTTAAAAATGTCGACAACTTAAAAGTCGAATACTTAAATAAATATGACTTTAAAGGTGTATTGGGCGACATCGTCGGCAAAGATAGTATCGTTCAAAGAATTGGCAATCGATTGTTTGAATTAAAATCTGACGGTACTCGTAATGAATTAGATACGAGTGGTATGCGTTTTGTTCGTGAAGATTCGTATGTCATTAAAACATCTAAAGACTTTTCTAATTATGGAAAAGTTAATTTTGATAATGGCAAGCAAAGAATCTTTGGAGAGACAAGTCGTAAACGTACGTCTGATGTTTGGGGTAATAACTATCATACATATCTAAATAAAGACATAAACGAAATTGCAAATCATCCTGAAGAAAAAGCGATGATGGGTATTCGCAACCATAGCTTTAAACGCAGTATCGATTCATTAGATATTAAAGTAAAGCTAGACGATAAACTTCGATCTGAATTACTAAAGGCAGCTGAAGATAATCCTGGATTAAGATATAAAATAGAAAGTATGCTCGATGTTATCGACGCTAAAACAGAGTCAGAAAAACGTAGAGTATTAAGAGATATCTCGACAGAAGGTACTAAATCATCTGAATTTCAACGGTTACAGTCAGCAGCTATTCGTGGCCGTTCTATTAAACCTAAGCTAATCGATGATTCTACATCTATTACACAAAAAACATTATATGCTAAATTAAATAAATCACAGTCTATCGATGAAGCAGCTATTAATGAAATAATGGCATCACTTCCTGCTGATAGAGATAAAGCATTAGCGTTTATTAATAAATTAAATGTACCAGAAACTGTTAAGTTAAATTTAAGAGATCGATATAATGTCGAACAGTTAAAAATTAGAACTAACTTAAATGAGATTACTGGCGAAAATCATGTCGATGCAACTGGTAAAGATTTAAGTATCGAAGATGCTAAGAGGATTCAGAATGAAATCGTAAGCAATCCTGAATTACAAAGAACATTAAATCGTTATTTAGGATCAGGTAAAGATTATAAAGCTCGTTATGAATCTAAAAAAAGTTCATCTCGCTTAATAGCAATTAATAAAGGATTTGACTTAAAAGGTATTATATCAGATCTAAATAAGATGAACTATAATGGCATTGGCAATCGTATAGGCCAAGGTCTTCGAGGTATGTTTTCTAATACAAACCTCGATCATTTTGCGTTTAGTTCTATCTTTGATAATAATGTAAACTTGCCGACAGCAAAACATCATGGACGTGATTTATCGATTGGTGGTAGTTTATTATATAAGATGCCAGAACGTCTTAATGAAGGCTTAAATAATGGCTTCATAGACCAAGCTCTTGGTTTTGTTCATCCAATATTTGGTGAACGATTATCAGCTTATTTTAAAACCGGATTAAGTCTTGGTTTTCATGAAGGCGATACAAGAAGTTTTGCGCAATTAAGTTATAACTTATTATTTAAACGTGTATTACCAGCATCGATTGCGTTAACTCAATTAGATTGGGCTAACGATACATTCGGAATTAATAAAAATTTCCAAATTGGTTTAGCCAATATGGATTTAGGGTTTAGAAAATTTACAGATGCGACGGGTTTAACTGATGTATTTAAATTAGCCAAAATGGCTAACCCTGCTGCCCAATATATTAGTGGCGACTATCGTCCTTATCAGTCTTATGAAGAACGTTTAGATTATTATCAAAATGGTAAAGATCCTATTAGATCTGGACGTTATTGGGTATGGGGTTCTTCAAATGAATTTCGTGGTTCTAGTATTTCATACTGGGAAGATAATAGTTTAAAATTAGCACAATCTGATTATTATAATAAATCAGTATATGGTGGTTATTGGTCTAAATGGGCACATAGTCCTATTCCGACATTAACAAATCCTCTCTCTCCATTAGTATATGCTTTTAACCCATACTGGTTAGAAGAAAAACATATGGGAGATCGCCCGTATCTATTATCAGCTCCTTTATTCGAACAAGGTACGTTACAAAGTTTAGTATTAAATCCAACGCTTGGCGAAATTATTAAACCACAACGTCGTTATCATGAAGATCGTATGTGGTTTGGTAAAGACGTTAAAGCTATCATGTACCAAATGAATCAAAAGATTCATCAGTCAGAGGACGAAGATAGTCGTTATATTATCTTCCAAAATGGTCGTTTGGGCGTATATGATTTTAGAGCTTTTAGTCATCCGACTAATACAGAATATGTACAAGGTCAAGGACAAGAATATACTGGACAAGCTCCGGCGTTTGCATCGGCTAGAGATTATTCTAATTATATTAATAGTGATGGTACGATAGACGCATCGGCATATGCTAGTTTACAACCAATTTCTCCTGGTGCAGGTGCTGCCGTATCAGCGATGAATAGCGCTATTCAATCAGGTAGTTCTCCTTATACTAATGCTTCAGGTATGTATATACAACAACGTATACGTCGTACACGAAGCAATAAAGGCACTGTTCAAGAGATGCTTGATAATGCTGATATGTATAATAACTTGATGAATTCGAGTGGTGGTCGTAGTTATCTCGATGAATTAATGACTACGTCTAGACTGTTAACTGGTATATATGGTTATGCGGCATCATCAGTATTTGGTCGTGATGAATCTAAATTTATTGCTGACGCTGGCGACATTAATTCATTCACTCGTAGATTTTGGGATTCTGGTATTGGTGGTGTCGGCGGTGAACAAATGGAAATTATTCGTCGTTTCTTGCCAGAATATTCAAGACGACGTCGTATTAATCCATTAATGAATAAAATGGCTGAAGACCATCCATGGCTTCCTCAGAAGTTTATGGTAGGCGATGCATATTGTATTTCAAAAAATACAATGGTAGAAATAGGAAATCTTGATTATTTAGCTGCTGATGAAATAATAGAAAATCAATCAATAATTATTGACCATACTGGTCAAAACACAGTCGTAAATAAAATTGTTTGTCGAAAAATAGAATTAAAAGAAAAAGTTTATTCAATAAAGGTTAATAGTTTATTTGCATTTGATTATGAATTTTCTGAAAATCATCCACTATTAGTTACTGAATCTGCTAACAATATGACAAAAGAATTGTCTGAATATTCTTTATCATACTACAAAAAAGCAAATATTATATTAAATGCATTGAAAAATGGAATAAATTCTAAAAAAGATTTAGCTGGTCTTGTCAATATTTCTATAAATGATGTTTGCCAATTGTGGAGGAGAATGTTTCAGGATGATTTAATTTATGATTATAAATTAGATAAGCATAATATTTATTTAAAAAAATACGAGTTATATGATATTAATTTATTAAAAAATAGATTATCTTGGAAAAAAACAAAAGATGTAAAAGTTGGCAATTATGTTGCTTATCCTATTCCAGAGTCTAAAAATCAAGAGATAATATTAGATCTAGGATTATTATTACCAGAATATATTTCAACAGAAAAATATTTATATAAGCCTAGAATAAAAAATAAAGAGTTTATTGAAATATATGAATACTTTGAAAAACATGGCATTCCAAAGTCCAACAGAGGAGAAAGAAAAAAACTCTTAGAAAAAATGAATTGGAATGATAAAGTTTATGAAAGTGTTCAAGCCTCTTTTAAACATGGAAGAGGAATAAGAAGAATACCTAGAAAGCTTGTGTTAACAAAACAAATATGTTATGCATTTGGTTTGTATCTTGCAGAAGGTTGGAGTAATGGATGTCATGTTGGAATGGCTCACAATATTAATGAAAGAGATTATGCATATAATGCATTCTTAGGATTTAAACAAATAGATCCATATATAAAATTTTCTTTTAGAAGAGTTGGTAACACAAATGGAGCACATTCTAGTTTTGGGTCATCTATAATTGCATCATTATTAAATATATTATTTAATAAAGGTGCTCATAATAAAAAAATTCCTGAATTCTTTTGGCACATAAAAGAAGAATGTGTATTAGGATTATTAGAAGGTTATATATGTGGTGATGGATCTAACTTTATAATGAAATCTGGATATGGTAAGGAAACAGAAAAAATTAGTATTACATCTTGCAATAAAAAATTATTATATCAAGTAAGAAAATTATTGTTAAGATTTAATATTGTCGGATCAATAAATCTTCATAATAAAAGTCCTAAAAAAATTAAAATTAATAAATATCTTGTAACGTCAGGAGTATCTTATTCTTTAAGTGTTCGAGGTAAAAAAGCATCTATATTATCAGAGTTATTATTTGGTAAATCATTATTATCAATAAATAACAAAGCAAAAGAATCTTCACATCACTATATAAATAATGGATATTTGTATTTAAGAGTTGAAAATATTGAAGAAATAAATACTGTTAAAGAAGTATATGGTTATCAAGTAAACCAAAATAATTCTTTCTGTGTCGTTGGTTTTGCTACGCATAATACGAGTCTTCCAAACGGTGAAGCTCGATTACCTGGCGAAGGTTATGAAGCTATTAACCAATTACATCCGGATCAATTTGCTTCCGATGGATATGGTGCTATCGATCGATATAAAATATTAGCCGATATTGCTCCGAATAGTGCTGAGTATAAATACTGGAAACAAATCGTCAAAATGATGAATAATGACGAAGCGAAGAAAGTATTAAAAGATACTGAAGAAATGGTTAAACATCAAGGAAAGAAACATGATTTCTTTGATTATAAATTCTTAGGTAAAACTACGACAGCTCTTGACGGACATATCGAACAGATATTATCAAATGGCAAATTTAAATTAGCTGGCGACGATAATTTATATCAAATTGCCGGTGTTAAATTTAAAGATAATGGTTATATGTCGAAGAACCAATTAAAGCAAGTGTTAACTGAAGGTTCTCACGTAACGTTACGTATCGATGATGAAGAACGTAATCCAGATATTAATGCACCACAAGCCCCTAGAAAAGCTGCCGTATTTTTAGATGGTGAAAATATCTCCGATACATTACGACAAGTCGGCTTAGCCGATTATGATATGGAAGATACATCAGCAGCTGGTGCTTATGCAAATTATGGATTAGTCGGAAGATTATTTGGTACAGCTGCCGAAATAGTAGCACACGCTCCAATTCCGATTATTCACTCACAATTAATGCGTGTTAATAGCTCGCTCGAAGAGTATCGTTCCGATCAATTATATGGAACAGGATTCCAATCTTGGGATAGCATGTTAGCTTCATTTGTATATCCGACATTCGAACAAGCTAAAACAGATTTTATGCGAGATGTAATATCTGATTCTTTATGGCGTTTTTATAAAGGATATGAATCTGGTGCTTTAACAGAAAATATTAGTAAGCGTTCGACAACAATATTAAAAACAATTGCGACGTATAGTAATGGCACCGCCTTAGCGGGGGAAATTGCTGGTCGTTTTACATTTACCGGTGCTAATTCATCGACTCGTCGTGATCAACTTGCTAATGCAGGTCGACATATCGGTAATATCTATTCGATGGTAACTTCACTTCAAGATCCTATGTATGCTGCTTATGCATGGGGACGAATGGGCTGGGATTCTTCTAAAGTATATGATTTATGGAAAGATGTCGGAAATGTAAATTTCGATTCTGTTCTTGATTATGCTGAGCATATGAATATACTTAAACCAGCAAAACTGTTAAGTGAAGAATCAGGTGTAGCAGTCGATGTAATTCAAGCTGCTCGTAAATTTAAATTAGGACGTATTTCTCAGGCAATAGCATTTGCTGCTGCCGGTACGGCTTTAGCTGTTGGTGAGGATAATCCGCTTACTCGATTATTTGGTAAAGAATCTCATGTATATACTCCTGATGCAGTAAAAGAACGTTGGGATACTGAAGATTATTTCGATAGATTACGTTATATTAAATATATGGCGTTATATGAAGCAGCAAAAGAAAAAGCCAAATCGGAAGAAGGCGTCGATGTCGATAAGTTATATAAACATCAAGAAGCTCTTCGTGCCGAGATGAATGGTGATGTAAGCATAACCGATATGATGTCGGCAATTCTTACGTCTGGCAAACCTGCCGACGATCCGATAGCTCAATGGGTACAAAAAACATTTGGTCGTTTAAGTGACGATATGACAACATTAGTAGCCGGTAAATATACTGAACAGGCTATTATGTTCCATCAAGTTGCAGAATCGACTGTATATGCTTTAAATAAAGATAGTGAATATTCTGATATTATTCGTGCTTTACCGAATACGGAAAAAGAATATTTCGTAGAATTTGCTAAAGTTACAGACGAACGTCGTCGTAGAGAAATTCTTAAGAATGTATCGCCATCGTTAGCAAAAGCATTAAAACTTGTTTGGTATCAAGAAGATACGGAAACAGAATCGAACGAATCGTTCTTTGAACGTCATAATTTACCAGATCCTTTATGGGCTGGTTGGGATGCGTCTACTAATTTAGACAATATTAAAGCAAAAGTTATTTATAATGAAGGTATGCAATATGCCGACTACGGTATTTATTCTTCTTCATATGAAGATCCTGAAGTTATAAATGCTCCAAATATAGATAATATTCACGACGGCAGTAATCCGTTATCAGTTCGTGTAAATTTAAATACTGTATTAAGTGGTATTGGTTTAACAGATAAACGTATTCAAGTTAATCCGACACAAGATGAAGGTGTCATCGATGTCGTATCTAATATCACTGCAGTATTAGGATATAAAATAGAAAAAGCACTTTCAATTTTTAGTTAATAAGTTAAGAGGTAACAATGGCTTATGATAGTTTTATTATAAATTCGGCATATAAACAAAGATCGTTTACGATGGCTGGATTTGATACGCTTTCTTCGTTAAATACGATGTTAAGCAATGTTCGTCTCGAAAGACGAAAGCATACCGAATTACTTTTAAATACTACGACAACTATGCCAGTTGCCCTTAACGGTATGGCTAATAAAGAATATGTATTAGACGATAAAGCATATATTTTTGATATCGAAACATTGCCATCTATTAAAGTAGGCAATGAACAAATACCAGATATTATGTGGCAGTATACTGCTCGTCGTGAAGGCGAAACATATAATATGTTCTCTGGTATCGATGAAAAAGCAGAAACTGCTTATCGCAATTTATTCTTAAAACCAGATTTTAAATATGAAGAATTAAGCCGAAGTGAAAAGGTAGTTGCCGATACGTTAGCTCGTATCGGTAAAAACTACCGTGAAGGTTCCGGTGGTATTCCTGAAGCATTATCTCCATTAGGATATAAAGACTATGCTGATATGAAGAAATATCAGGAGCTTATCGAAAATGGTATTAATGCTTTAGCTAAAGAAGGCGACGCCACTCATTTAATAGCTAAAGAGATTGTCGATCATATTCATAAAGATACGACTCTCGTTACTTATAATGGTAAGGCATTTGACGTTAATATGACATCGCAACAAATAGCTCGTGATACTGGTATCGATAAAAAAGTTCGTGGCCTTGCTGTTAATAAATTAAATAAGGCTAATCATTATGATCCGTATCGAGAAATTCGTACGGCATATCAATTAAATCCACAAGCAATGAAAGAAGCATATCGAGAACATATTCTTGGTAGCGATATTGCTAAAGAACGATTAATCGGCGAATTCACTGGTTGGTCTAATAAACAAACAAGCTTTGGTTTGGCAGTTGGTCTCGATGTTAATGCTGCGCATAGTGCTATCGAAGATACTGGCGTATTCGAAAATTTAATGAAAAATGCTGGCTTTAGAGCATTTATGGCTAAAGCTATCGAGATTAATAATTCACCAAAGAATAAAATTCAGTATAAAGTAAGTGCTGGTGCCACAATATTCAATACATCTTCATTGTGGAATCGTGATCGCGGCATTTTAATGTTTCAACAATCAGAAGATGGCGGTTATGAATTTCCACAATTTTCTGCTCGTGCTAATGAGAACGGTGTTTTTACTGCTTATAATAATGCTCCGATTGTAACCAATTCTGCATATAATGTAAAATTTGTCGGTCAACTTGATCGTAACGATTCTTCTCTCGGAGCTTTTGCTTATGAGCATGCAAATGAACTAGGCTTAAAAGGTAATGATGATATTCATTATATTGCATTAGAAGAAGCAAGCGGACGTGGTCCTGTTCGATATATTATGGGCTCTAAAAAAGTATTGGAAGATACTCTTACTGATAGTTTTAGAGTCTTAAGTAATACGTCGGCGTATGGCGAAACGACATATAATTTTGAACAAATTGTATCGGCTGCCAATTCTTTAGGCATCCCGATGGGAAGACCTGACGATACGATGGATAAAGTTATAGCCGCATCAACTAAGCGTCAATCGTCTGCTAATGCTTGGGACAAAATTGAATCTGGAGCTTTCAATCGTGAAGCATATGTAACTGGCCCGTTAATTAAAAACTTTGCAGAAAATGAACGAGGCATGGCCCTTAATATTTTAGGCGATGCTTTAGAGCTTGGCACCGACGTAGCGACTGCAGCTTCAGCTCGTAAAGCTGGAGATACTGGCGGTATTATTACTGACGACTTTATGAAACGTACCGAACAATTGTTCGGTATTGCTAAACAACATTATGGTATCGATCCTAATGATCCTAAGAGTAAAATGTTTTCTGTTGCCGGCGTTCAAAAAATTATTGAAAATATTAATAATGAAGACATATTGTCTATGATTAATATAGTTCAGACAGAAGCAGCTGCTTTACCTGGTGTACAAAATTATCATAAAACTGTAGCTATGAATTTATTAGCTAAAGAATATCATAAAGTATATGATGAATTGCATCCAGAATATGGATATCGAGCATCTATATCTGATAAGATGTTAGATGGTATATCTAAAGATATGCATTTATCTGGTGGTGCTTTCTCATTTGATGTACGTCAAGAAAATGCTGAGAAGTCTATCGGTTCTATTAAAAATACGATGATAAGATTACTCACACGACCTGGTCATGAATCTGTTTCTCGTTCTGATTATGTTAAAGGTTATTCTGTATTAGTTAAAAATATTTTCGGAGCAAAGAGTAGACAAGCTCAAGGCTTCGAAAGTTTAGTCGAACGTCAAGGTTCTGATATGACAGATTTTGCAGAATACATTTTTAGAAATGTACAGCAATTGCGAATCGATACATATCGAGACGGTAAAAAACATCATGAGATGTTTAGAACAAGTTCGACGCCAAGTAAAGATATTTCTTTATTTAAAGATGACGACGAATTAGTTAATCGTTTACGTGCTGGCGTTATAAAGAATTTAAAAGCACTGTCTTCGACGCCAGAAGATTCTGTTAATAGTATATATAACTATTTAATGGGTAATATTACTCGCAAAGATTTCGATATCTTTTCTAATCGTAATAATTATGCTGGTGCATTATATGATCAAGTTTCTGATCATATGAAATCATTTGCTAATCAGTTAGAATTCTTGGCTCATCAAAATCAACAAGATATTTTAATTAAAGATGGCAGACTTATGATGGGCAAGGGGAATACATTCCGTGATATTACAGGAAGCATCCCGTTATTAAAACGTTTAGACAGCGTACCCGTACTTGCTTTTGGCAATACTAATATTGCTATTAATCCTATGCTGAATGTAGTCGAGGGTGCTAAACCAAATGAAAAATTTGTGCAAATTGGTATCAAAGGCTTATCGACATATGATCATTTAGAAAATAGTGTTAAGTATACACTAGAAAATAATAAAAGTCTCGGACAAATGTCACCTGTCGAAGCCTTATTCGAAACATTAAATCGTCTTAAAAAAAATTTAAACATTACGTATTCTAAAGAACCAATCGAAGGAAAAACTCCGGCTTTATTGCATGGATATGGCGGCGTATTAGATTCTTCGTTCCAATTAGATACGTCTGGTATAAAAGAAGATTTTAAATTTTTATATCAGTCTGGTTATTTAACAGACGAACATATTAAAGCTTCTGGCATTGCTGATCATTGGGAACATATTAATTTCCAAGATAACGAATCTCTCCAAAATGAGTTTATTAAAAAATACATTTACAAAGGTTATAGCGGAAAAGGTTCTGTATTTAATAATGGTAAAGATAAAGATATATATCGCGGTATCGAATCACGAAGAGCTTTAGAAAGTTTAATCTTTGCTAAAGATTCTAATAACATGACACCGATAGAAAATGCATTATTAGATGTTAGTAGTTTTGGTAAGTTTCATGAATTGCGTCGCATCGGTAAAGATGAATATAAATTAGAACAGATAGATCATAGCGGCAGAGAATTTGCTCAAAGTATCGATTTAATTCCAGAAGTTGCGACACAAAAAAATGCCGTACATAATACGGTGCCGATTGCCGGTATAAAAGATAATGCATCGGGGCCGAATATAAATTTTAGAGCTCGTAATGATACAGCTCGTTCTTATAATAAGTCTATGGCTAATGCTTCGATGCTTGTACCTGAAGAAGTTAAAGCTGTGTTACGACAAGCTGGTTTACCAGATAATTATGAAGAAAATCATAATATATTAAATTATAAATATAATGAAACCGGTGGTAAATATGTTTTTAACGGTACGAATGTCGTAATTAATGGTCGTCTTGAAGAAGGTCAAACTATCGCTGGCGAAAAAGAAAAGATCTTTAATACGATGAAACAAAAAATAGAAAGAACATATAATCGCAAAATGACGCCAGAAGAAATTGATCACTTAAAATCAATGATCGATTTAAATACATTCGATTCATTAAACGAAGGTTCTGCTCTTATTAGAACAGGCGTAATCGATGCTCTTAATACAAGCAGTACGTCGTCTGGTGGTACGTCTTTTAATCTTGCTGAACATTCTTTAAATAAAGAATTCCTCGAAGAGAATATGCCAATCTATCGAGGCCCAGATGGGACACTACGATTTAAAGATTGGCAAAAAATGACAAGTATTGGTCGAAATAAAAAGTTTAATATATTTGCTAAATCAAATGCTTACGGAGATTTGCCTAAAATATCTAAAACAGAAATGTTTGGTAAAATAAACTTTTATTCTGACCATGGTACTCATAAATTAACAAAAGAAGAAGTACAAGCTGCTCTCGATAAAATTGGTTCGGTAGACGCTAGTTATGATTATGAAGCATTAATCAGAACATTAAAAACTGATGGCGTTACCGTTATGATGGATTATAAACCTGTCGGTAGTCGAGCTGCTAAATTATTTGCCGAAAGCGATAAGTTAACAGCCGCTGGCTTTAATACTCGAGTTGGTCAATACGATAAAAAATTAGCTTCGATATTTAAAGAGGCTGGTTTTGGAAGAGCTTTAGAAAAACAATTAGATTGGGAATTCTTGTCTAATATGATTTTATGGCATGATAAATTAGCCGACGTATTTGAAACAAAAGATAATAAACCTAATATTACAAAACTTCGTGGAGAATTATTAAAACAATATGGTTCACTTAAAGAAGGCGTAAAAGCTATTCGCGAAGAACGTGATCTTATGGATAAAGCTCTAGGTGAATATCTCGGTATTAAAGATTGGACAACGGCTACTGGTGCTACTGAAGCAGCTAAACGTAAAGATGTATTTAGATTAACTAATCGTGTATTAAATGATTTGATCGAAGGTCTCGATGATTCTAATCGAGGCGAAACATTATCGAGAGTTGCTAAGACGTTAAAAGATAAAGGTACGTTTAAGTTTTTAGACGATAGTAATCTTGAATATAATTTAAAAAACGGTAAAATAGAATTTTCCGATTATTTAAAAGATATTGGTACTTATAAAGATGAACATGGTAATATCGTTAGTAAGAACTGGGATCATGTTATTAACGATATTAAGTCGGCTTTAAAAGAAGATGAGATTAAAAAAATCGATAAAGATTATCTTAACGAAAAAAATAAATTTGTCGAAAAAATAAGTTTTTTACTTTTTAGTAAAAACTATGTGCATCAAGAACAAGTGGCGACGTTAGATTCTGTAAGTGCTAATCAGTTAAAACGTATTATGCTAAACGCTAATAGTGTCGAAGACGCTGCCTTATTATTCGATAAGAATAGTAAATATTATAACGAAGTTGTTCAACGTGGTGGAATTGCTACTGTTGGTGAAGATATTCTCAATGCATTTACTCACACAAGATATTCTCGATTAAAACGAAAAGAAGAACAAAAGTTAGCTAATAAATTTTCATTTGAATCTGGATCCCTTGAAGATATTATTAATAAAGAATATGCTAGTAAGAATATTATAGCTTCTGAAGAGCACATTAAAGAAGTTGCTTCTTATGAACAGCAATTAGCTTTAGCTAAACGTAATGGTGCAAGCAATGCTGGCAGTCAAGCAACAGTGATGGATGAATTTGACCAAAAATTAAAATCTAAAGATGGCAATGTTCAAAAAGCAGCACTTAACGAATTAAATACTAAAATTAATATTGCCGACATTAAATTTGACGATAAAGGTAACGTTATAAATATCGGTCATTTAAAAGGCAATATTGTTTCTGACGACGGTAAATATCATTTTAATTATGATCTTCATTTGGGAAGAACATATGGTAACGAACAATTGAATTCGGCACAAACAGCATACGTAAAACAAACGGAAGAAATGCTTCATTATATTAATGCTGGCGATTATGAAAAAGCTCGATTAGCTCAAAATAAATTAGCCGAAGTCAAACAACGTGTTAACGATGAGATATCCAATGCATTAAAAACTAATAGTGATTTAACTAAATCTGTAAGAGCAATAACGGTTGGACATCGTATTAGCTCGGAATCGATGCGTGTCGACGATTCTTCTGATTTTATTCAATCGAGAAAATATATTAACGGTATGACCGTAGCCGACTTACAGAAAAAAGGATATACTCCGGTTGTTGCTGTTGTCGGACAAGAACAACTCGAACAATTAGGTTTATTAGATAGTTCGTTATCAGAAGCAGAAAAAGCTACGCGATTAAGACAAATTCGTGAAGAAGGCATTACAGTTATGCTTGACCGTCAGCCACATAACTATGCTAAATCTATAGCATTTGGTAAAGTATATTATGATCCTTCTATAGCTGATAATGCTATACGAACAAATACGGCATTTAATATGTTAGCAAAAGCCGACCATGATGGCGATAAAGTATACTTAACTAAAGTTCTTGAAAATAAAATGAGTAACGGTACACCTATTACGGCAAACGATATGTTAGGATTCGACATGCAGTATCGTCGTGACGTATTAGATGTTACTCCTCAGAATATAAAAGACGAAGCAAAAAATCGTTTAAAATTGTATACTCCTAAAGACGTAGAATTTGAACAAGGTACTATTGCTGATAATATAATACGAAATAGATTAACTGCTGCTGCCGGTGAACTATATAATTCTGGTAAAGGGATAGAACAACTAGTTAACGATTTAAAAGTTAACGAACAAATTACGTTAAAAGGCGGCAAAGGTATTTCTAGAATAACAAATGCACAACAATTAGTTGCCGATGTTATAACTGGTATTCATGAAACATTCTTGTCTCCAAAAAACTCTAGTCAAGATTATATATCACAAATCATATCACTTCCTTCATCTATTCAAGATGCATTACAATATCAAAAAGGCGACACAGGCGGATCTGCAATTCGTCGTGTATCTGATGTATTGACTGGTAATGAACGAATTTGGAACGAGTCAATTAAGTCAATGCAAAAAAATACGACATTGTATGGAAACATGGTTTCTGATATAATGAAGAGTGAGGAATTCTTAGGTCAGAATGGTCATTTGTCTAAAGAAGAACAGGAAGCTATTGCTAGAGCTCAAGTTTCTGAAAGCGTAAAAGCTGAGTTCCAGAATACAATGGAAAAAATGGCACAATCAGCCGAAGAAAAAGGTTGGACGTCTGGACAAGCTGTTCGAGAACTTAAAATGTTTGATGCAAGAGCATTAAAAAACGATAATGCCGATGCTCAAATTAAACAAGTGCAAGAACAACAAAAAGCTATGCAAACTGCACAAGAAGCAACTGAAAACGCTCCGATGAATCAAGTCGAACAAAAGATTACTGATATGCAAACGAATGAAGCTGTTATGAACAAAGGTTTAGAAGAACGTGTTTCTAAGTTAAGAAATAGTGCGTTTAAAAAACTCGATAAGATTAAATCAAATCGTTCTAAAGCTGTTCTCGGCGCGTTAGCGGTTGCTGCCGGTTCCGTATTAGTTGCTGGATATGGTTCACAATCTCCAGTACCAGATGTCGATAATACGGCATCTCAGAATATGGGACAAGCTAATACGTCAGCACGATTAGTAATGCCACAACAAGGGCAAGCTAATGGCGGTTATATAATTAATGTAGCGACCTCGACTAATCAAGATCCTCAAGCTGCTATCGCAGCTTTAAATAATGCTCCTGCTTTTGCTGGCGGTGGTAGTGCTACCGTTACGACAAGAGTAACGAGTCAATATGAAGATATGAATGCTAATGATATTGCTAATTATCTTGATAGCGTATTTTAATTATAATTAATAAAGGAATTATCTAATGGCGGAAGAACAAAAAAAGACTGAAGAACAAAAACCAGCTTCAACGAAAGAAGTCATGGATGATGCTAAAAAACCTAAAGAACCTAAAAAAGGTTCGGTTGAACAATTAAATGATATCATAAAAGATACTCAAATGAGTCTTCCAGAAGTTTCTGATTTTGAAGCAGGTGCTATCGATACTCGCATATATGAAGAACTTGCTAAGAAAATGGGAAGTGATTTAGATGCGGCAGTTTTCTATCGTGAAGATCCGCCGTTAGAAAATGTCGGTGTCGATAAAGTGAGAGGGCTGGCTATGGTCAGCCTTCCTCCTTCTGCTTTCAGAATTGAGGAAGAAGATTTACATGCTGGCTTTGTTGATGGTGATACATTATATGCTGATCTGCGAAAAGCCAATGTAAAAGATCCAGAACTATTAGCCTTTTTAACTAAAGGTCAACAAAATATGAGAGCATGGCTTGCTCAAGAAAAAACTAATTCTGAAGATGTATATGATGTTAATAATGTAAAAGATGAAAACTATAGTCTTGATTATGACATGGGTTTTCGTTTTTTATTTTATGACGCTCCAGAAGTATATCACTGGTCTGTTATTTATGCGACTGATGTTATTAAAACTACATATGGTGAAGCTGTTAATAAATATAATGCATTCGTTACAAAAGCACATGATGTTAGTACAGTTGGTTTCGGCAATAAATGGGCTCGTAATTTAGATTCTGACGAATGTACAATTGCTCAAGTCGCTGAGTTTGATAATCGTTGGATTGAAGTTAATGAAAAATTAACGACAAAACGATTCGGCGGATTATATCCATATGATAATTCTAAGAAGATAAATGGACGTGTTCCTGTATTTGGTTTATCAGCTGATGGTACAGAATATTCTTTATTAGAAACAGCATATGCTGCAGCTAATGAAGTTGTGCATATGATTAAAACAGCTAAAGAAGTTCGTGCTGTTATCGATATTAACGGTTCATCTAAACAAGATCAGACTACGTCTTATCCTAAAAACTTTATGAGTTTTCCTGGTGATTCTTTATTAGCTAACTATGTTAATACTATTAATCAACGATTATTGAGTTTCCAAGATCCGACAATCTTTAAAGAAACTGGTATCAATATGTACGGTCTCGAACATTATCGTCGTAATCTTGCTGTTATTTATGTTAAACAAGGCGAAAGCTGGATTAACTTAAATAAGTATATTATTTCTAAAAATCATCATGTTTCAATTTTAAAATATTCTGATTTTACAAATCCTAATTTGAAACCATGGTCTTATGAATTCGATAGAAAAGTATGGGCCGATGCTGTATGGAATGTAACAAATCAATTAGATAAACGTCATGAAATACAAAATAAAGCATTCGGTACACAAAACATTACACCAGGATTAACATCAATTGCTGATTGGACATGTACATTAGGTGACGTAACATTATTTGTACCACCTATTTCGATTAGTACAGTTACACAAGCGAACTCTCAAAATATTCCGTTAATGCGTGCTAAAGGTTCAGCTAATATAGAAAATGCTAAACCGGATCGATTACTTCAATTAGAATTATATTTTAATGAAGATCGGGGTATTAATGGACAACCTGTTACTGTCGAAACGAATTCTTCAGATAAGAAGAAACAGATAACATACTATATGAATGGTTTCAGATCGTTGTTATCTGAATTCCATTTCGTTCCGTATATGCCTATTGAAAATAAGTATATTAACGAAACGTTAGATATCGATGCTGTATGCTTTGAAGCTATATCGGTAGCAACAGTACCAAATTATCCTAAGCTATTAAAAGTAACATTACTTCTAAGAGAATTTGATTATCAAGCTTTTATGCCTCAAGTTCCTAAACACAGAGAAATTGAAGGCGGCGAAGTCGTAAAATATCGGAATTATTTTTCTAAGACGATTAATTATGATTTATTACGCTGGTATTATCAACGTCCATTATTATTGGGCAATGAATTGCATGATAAACAGTATCCAATATTTTCGAAGGATTTTATGAAGCGGACATTGTTCGCTAATCGATCGGCATTAATGCCTGTCGATACATTAAATCCTCGAATTGATTTTTATGTACCAGACGAAGCTAAACTAATTAAATTAGAAAAAATTCGTCAAACATATACTAAGACAAATAAAAAAACTCCGAATGCATATCGTCCATCACCTGCTGATAAAGCATTATTTAGTGAAGCTAACCGAGTATTTACAACATTAAAAGGTAAATATTTTGCGAACGAAATTAAGAATTTTTCTTCTAATAAAACTTCGCGATATGAATTTTTATCAGACGCTGGCAATAAGCTTATTAATTATTTAAATCAATTTAATATTCAAGCGTATTATGATATCATAGAACCAAATATCGATGTTATAAATAAACTAAAAGATGCTGGTAGTTTTATATTAACAGGTGGCGATGCAAAGCCAACTGTTGACTTTAATAATCCTAAGAGTACTCGTTTAATTATTCATATTAAACCAACGACACAATATAATTCACTAGAAGATTCATTATTATTACGGCAGCAATTTGCTTCGACATTAACAAATACTGGCTCTTCTAATATGGCAGAAAATGCTCAGAATTTAAATAGTGGGCATCCTGTCGATACAGATGTATATAATAGTATTTTTAAAAACGAAGAATTCTCGTTAAGTCTTATCGTTAAAGAAAATGATGGTAAATTATCTTTAGATTATTATCCATATGATACGGATTCTAAATTCTTAGAATATTGTGCTTCTCAATTTAGTAGACTCGGTACTAATGATGATACATATAATGCATTGTCTGGTAATGAACAGCAATATGAAGAATATGAAGATTCTGAATTTGAACGCTTAACTTCTATCGACTATCGATTATATTTAAAAGATGTATTAGTACAAGGTTTAACAGCTAACTTCTCTAATACATATGCTAATATGTCTGTCGATACTCATCGAGGGCAAGCTCCTCAATATATGGGCGGTCAAGATGCGACATTAACATTCTCCGTTATGACATATGATCAAGCTACTGTCGATGCATTCGATAAGATTCCTAAGATTATTGCATATTTTAAAAAGAAATATCCAAATGCATTACCTTCGTACCCATTCAGAATTGAATCTGAATTTACTAAATTAATTGGTGTGTACGAAGTTATTGTCGATCAAGTAGCTATTTCGACTGTTCCTAATTATCCTGGATTATTCCAAATTAAAGTATCGTTACGCCAAACAGATAGAACGTTGCGCAATCGATTTGCTGTATATAAACAATTCTCTGTCGAGAATTATGCATCTAATTTAGCAACGGCACAAAAAGCTGCACAAGCTGCTTTAAGTTATTTTGATATCGATGCTAATTTATCTAAGGCTGAATTATATCCTGATTTACAATTGCCAACAATTAAAGAACTCGGCGAAATGGGTTTTGAATTTATTCGCTATAAAAATCCAGGCAACCAAGTATTTGTCGATCCTGATTTTTATTTCTGCTATCATGAAACATTATTCTCTGAACTATTAAGAGATATAGTTCTTATGGATAGTAAAATGTTACAGTTATATAAAGAAGCTGATGAAAATGGTAAGCCTTTAGATAAGACTGTCGAAATGACAGCTTTTGATGACACAGGACGTGGCGTCGAATATTCTCGATCAGGCGGTATGAATATAGCATCAAATGGTGGATTAGCTTTAGCACTCGATAAAAAAGAGTGGGATTTAACGACTCAAAAAATTAACGATCTTAAAAAAGAAGAAAATGATATTCGATTAAGACTCGTTAAACATGGCGTCAATACTGGTCAATGGAAAATCGGTAAAAATGCTTCAGTATCATTCATGGAACCATATTATTCCTGGATGTATTATCATTTAAAAGATGATGCCGATTGGAATAACACAGGTAAAAAAGAAGCTGAAAAATCCGTTAAAGATGCCAAAAGAATTGATCAGACAGAAAAAGATTTAGAAGCTGTCGGTGGTTTTGCTCCGACATCTGGCATGGACGACAAACAAAAGAAAGATTATCAGGATCGAAAAGATAAAGGAACAGAAAATGCATTAAAATCTGTTCTTGTCGATTCTGTCGATACGTTTATGAACATTGCTGACGATGCTTTAAAATTCTTAAGCACGATTGCTATCGAAGAAGAAAATCAAGATAAAGTATTACTTCAGCATTTTTACAATTTAATTGTCGAAACTAAGTCAGTTCAACAAAGTACATTCTCTGATTGGCAAGATAAAATTAATAGTACATTAAATAAATTCGTAGCCGCTGCAGTTTTATCTGGTGTCGATAGTGATTTAAGTACTGAAAAACAACAAGAACTTGGCAAACAGTTTATAGCATTTACAGCCACAAAAAAATCTGCTAACGATTCAGTATTAGATCAAGCTGCTAAAAATCAACAAGCTTATAGTATGATGTTAGCAGGAATAGATCCTAATGGGAGCCCATCCAATGGCGATAATTTATCTAAAAATAAATTTAATTTACGTTCGACAAAATATTTATATGAACAAGCTAAATTAAGTTATGACCCTGACAAAGATAAAGATTTTTGGCGTTATGGCTCTATTGTTGAGATGGGCGTCTTTGGTATCCCATGCTTTACTGAAGAAGAATTTAAATCTAATCCATTATTGAATATAATGAATATAGATTTTGCTGCTCGTAAGAAAAAATTTGCCGATAAAAAATATACGTTCTTAGATTCTGATCATTATTACTTTATCGATCCATATTATCAAACTTCTGATTATAGCGAAACTATGGCATATATGAAAGGTTGTATGACCGATTATTATTATGCTAAAAATGCATTCCTTCGTAATATGTTATTCTGGATGTGCACGTTAATTAAGAATAACATTATGCCAAATTACATGACAGATATTTTATTTAATAATGCTGATGGCGAAGTGTCTGCTTATGAATATATGAAGGATATGGATTTATCTAAAGACATTCAAGAAAAGAATGTTAATACGATGAAAAACTTTGTTAAAGATAATCAAGAAAAGTTTGTGAATGGCAAACTATTTGTATGCTATTCCTTAACAGCTCTTGCTAAAGATAATGATTTCATTAAGAAGATTACAACTCGTAATTATAATTCATTAAATGCTACGACACATAAAGTATTAACGCCAGCATTAAGCGTAACAGCGCCATTAGAAGATAGTGATATGATTCTTCGTCGCTTGTTATTTGCATTAGTGCCTGCCGGTATTATTGAAAAAGTCGAAGAGCTTGGTGTCGATATTAGTAATAATAATCCGATCAGTCAAATTGAACGTGATTATTCTCAAAAATTAGAGCTTGAAGCAAACTCTAAAGCAAACTTGCCAAGACGTGTTCGTGATTCATTCCTCGATATGATTCAAACAGATGTTCGAGGCAGAATGCTTAGAGGCTTCCCAACATTCCAAGTTATGTTTATCGACGAAGGATTAACATCTGGATTCTGGAAGATGCACGATAGTTTTTATAGTACGAATGCTATTAGTTCTATACAAGTTGTTAAATCTAAAAATATTGCGGCTGATACAGCCACAATTCAGATTAATAATGCATTCCAAAATATTCTTGCCGAATACGATTCAGATGGCGATAACGATAACTACGTACAACAATTGCAAAATGGTTTAGCAGCATTAAATAATTGGTACGATAGTATATTTAATCCTAGAACATTTGTTCGTAATGCACAACAAAAACAAGATATGATTCCAGAACGAGCATCTATTAAATTAGTAGCCGGCGCTAGAATTCATATTCGTATGGGTTATTCAGCCGATGCGGCTAAATTACCTCCGATGTTTAACGGTATGATTACCGAAATTGTCGGTGGCGATGTCGTTAATATCACAGCACAAAGTGATGGTATCGAGTTATCAAATCCTATTCGTGAAGATAACTATGGTGATCGTATTAAGAATAGAGGCGTACATTACTTCCAAGATAGTCCATATGGCAAATCATTTGGTGGTGTATCTCCTCGTGTATTAATTAGTTCATTCTTAACGAGTCAAGATCAGAATTCATTTAGTAAAGTATTTAGAGAAAATAACTGGAATGTATTATCTAGAGTATTTTCTAAAAATCCATTCGGCATTTATCATTTTGGCGATGCATATTATCGTGATATATTTGCTAACGGTGAACCAGTACAAAATATTTACGAAGTAACAAATGATGGCTCCGCTCATTATTATAATAGTCGTATTAATAATGGTATCTTAGATAGCTTGAATCCTTTATCAGATGGTAATCGTATTATCACTGAACAAGGACAAGAACGACAAGAAGATACGTGGGCTATTAATCAATTAGCTAATACGTTTGGATTAGGTACACAATCTGGTCATCAATATATCGATATAAAAACACAAGGTCGCACAGTATGGGATATTCTTCAATTCTCAGCAAGTGCTGAACCTACTTATATCGGTGCTGTTACTAATTTTGGTTTTAGAAGCACAGCATTCTTAGGCAAGCCAGATTGGTATTATGCTTATAAATATATTAAGCAGGGCAAGGATTATAACATAACAGAAAAACGTAAGCCATATTCTCAATTCCATATGTATTGGTCTGATCATGATATTATGTCTAATCAAATTCAGACTAATATCAATAAAGTGGCAACAGTTGCTAAAGGTTTATATAATTTCGAAGATGTTAAAAAATCGACACCTGATGTATATCTAGATCGTGATATTTATCCTGAATATCAACGTTCTGTCGTTGTCGATACATGGTTACATGCTCGTACTCAAATTAATACATCGTCTGATAATACATTTACGATTGATAGCGAAATTGGTTCGCTCGATAATTATGCTACGACTACAGGTCTAGTAATGAGTATCCCAGGTGCTGCTTTAGGTTCTGAAGGTGGTTTCCTTGGTATGACTGCTGGTGGCGCTGCTGGTTTTGGTATCGGTACATTAATTGAAAAAGGTGTTAAATCATTAGCATCTTGGGCCGTTACAAATTGGTTCCCTCCAGAATTCGGTGGTAGCGAACATAATCATGAAAAAACAGCTCGTAATATGACAATTAGCCGATTAAAGCGTTCGGTCGAACAAATTTATTCTGGTAATTTAGTCGTATATGGTGATCCATCTGTTAAACCACATGATAGAATTGCTATCATTGACGAACCAAATAGTATGACTGGTCAAGCTAAGGTTCGTGATGTTGTTCATATGATGTCAGTAACGACTGGTTTCGTAACGACAATTACACCAGATGCTATTGTCGATCCTTTAAATGATATGACAACAAAAGAAGTTAACATGTCATTTATTTCGACAGCTGCTCGTTATACAACATATGCAATGGGTTTATATAATTTATCTCGCTCATTATTAGTTCAGGCTTTATACGATGACTTTGTCGGAGCAGTCGTTCGATCTGAAGGTTGGTTTGCTGAACGTTATGCTAGTAAAGTACAAGGATTAATGGAACATAACAAAAATCCATTCTACAAACTTGAATCTTATAAAGTTCGTAAGCAACTTGCTCTCGATAAAATCGACGAACAAATTTTAAGTCTTCAAAATAAAAAAGTTGCCGGCACATTAACTCATGCAGAAAATGAAAAAATCACGATGCAGCTACGTAATTTATTAGCTCGTCGAGAAAAGATATCTTCTATTTCTACTGCAGGTAAAATACAAACAGCTATAGGTAATACTCATAAAACATCTCGCGAGTATATTTTACAACATCTTAATGATTGGATTAAAACCAATAATGAGTTTGAATTAGCTAAAAAACAAACAGCAAATAAATTTGCATCGCTAATGAAAAAAGAACTAGAAACTGCTAAGAACGATTACGAAAAAGCAACTACTGATGTAGAGCGAAGAAAATATGTTCATGATCGTTCTGATAAAATGCTTAGAGCTTGGGATAAAGCTGAAACTAAAAAAGCTAAAGATAATAAAACTAAAAAAGCAACAAGTATTGAAGTAGAAGTTCCTGAATATGATGAAAATGGTAATGCTGTTTTAGATGAAAACGGCAAGCAAAAAACTACGAAGAAGACTGTTAAAATTAACAAAGGTAAGAAAAATGCCAGTAAAGAATTACAGAAGCTTTATGAAAAGCAATTCAATAAAGAGTACGATATAATTCTTCGCAATAAAGAAATGGCATTAAGAAAATCTGTTCAAAAAGTCGAAGCAGTTACAAACCGAATTTCTTTAGTTAACAATACTGAAAAAGGTGCTAAGATCTTAGATGAAATAAAAGAAGTATTATCTACATCTAAAACAATTACGCCTGATAAGATTACAGAAATTACTAACGATGTTCTCAAGACTAGTGGTCTTGGTTCTAAGGTCGAAGCATTTGCTTCTAGTTTTTTAGGTAAGAAAATCGTAGGCTTTGTTAGTAAAGGTTTGCGTATGGCAGGTAATCCTCTCGTTATTTTAGGTTCATTTGTATTAGGACGTTGGGGCGACATGATTAAAAACTTTATTGAGAACTATAAAGTTTTATGTGTAACACCATTATTAAAACGTGGTATGCCATTTATTCCAGCTTGGGGCGGTAATTCTGGTACGATATTTATGAGTCCGACATGGGGCCAACGTGGACCAATGTTAGATCTTATGGATAACTTATTTAATTATCGTATTACTAAAACAAATAATGGCGCAGCCGATACATGGGAATATGCTAAAATGAGTGGTAGTTGGCTATTAAATGCATTACTTGGCGGCGGCCCTGGTGAAGCTATGGAAAAATATGCTTTACAAACTGATAATATGATGAAAGCTAATGATCAAGGCGGTCAGGTTACTTATACGATGACTGATAACTATGTATCGTCATTATTCCAATATGGTGATATTCGTACGATGTCTCAAATCGTAAACGTAAACGATAAGACTATTAAAGCTGAAAAAGAATTATCACGCGCCAATGCTAAGATGTTTATGCATCCTTTCGATATGGCAATCTTTAACGATACGACATTATTAAGACCATTAGTTCCTGTACCAGGTCCAGAATTTGAAATTTTTAAACAAACCAAATTCTTTGTCGTGCGGCATGAAAAAGCTTTGTTTAATAATGAACGACCTAATACAGTTGAATTTAATATTGAACAAGGTGGACGTTTTATTAAAGTTGTTGGCATCAAAGGTAAAGATGGCAGTGGTAACGAAATTCTCGATGCCAATATTCTTCATCCATATGCTCTTAATACATTAAGAAAAATCATATTTACTGCTGAACAAGAATTATCTTATAAAGGTACGGCAGATTTTAATACGTATATTAATAAAGTATCGAGTGATTATATAACACTATCTAGTTGTTATTTATTCGGTACTGATAAATTATATCCAGGTTCTGGCTTTGGCTTTACGTTAATAGGCCATGGTGAATCTGCTATTAATTTAGATAAAATTTTATCGGCATTACAAGGTGCTGGTGAAATTGAATATACGTCTGACGATAGTTCTGATGATATTATATATAAGGTTAATGTAAATATTCCGAAATTATGATCCGTAATAAAATAAAAGACAATTACGTCGGTCAAGAAATACGAAATCAAGGTTTTGCAAAGTTAAAGGGGTCGGTTATTTCTTCCGATCCCTTAACTAATACCTGTTCCGTTATTTATACCGATCAAATGGGTAATAGACAAACAGAATCGGCTATGCATGTACAAACAAATAGCGTCGACTCTTGGTTCCCAAAACCTGGTGAATATGTTATAATAGAAGCATATAATAGCAAACCTATGATTACAGGAAGATGGACCGCAGGTTATGCTGCTGAAATTTATGCTGAAAGCGAATTAAAAAGCGATATATTCCCAGATGAATATACTCAAGACCAAGGAGGTTCTATTACATAATGGCTGAAGACAAAGATAAAGCAAAACAAAAAACTGAAGAAAAGCCTAAAGCTGTTCCGGATAAAAAATTAAAAATTAACGAAACGGCTCAAAATAAAAATATTGATGAAGTAACAAATGCCGTTAATGATTTAATAGCTGAGACAGGTGATGACGCTTCTCCTATCGATGAAGATAAATCATATTTAGGATTACGTGTTAATGCTACTGAATACGAAGAAGTTTCTAAGCATCCTGATCGAATTAAAGATTGGGCGATGAGACGTGGTACTTCTAGTATCGTTATGAAAGAAAATACATCGGTAGCTATGGCAGTTGGCAATAGTTCTAAGCTATCAGTCGATAACGGTACGATTAATGCTGTATCAAATACGCATCGAATTAAGGCAAATCGTATCGATTTAAACTTTGACGAAATATTATTTAATGGTCACAAATTAAATAATCGTATTTTTGAATTAGCTGATTTTAGAGAGCTTCAAGATAAACCTGGTTCTGTGGTCGGTGACTTTATGGTTAAAGGTACAGTTCTAGTTAAATCTTGGGAGCCAAATCTTGGACGATATGTATTGATTCGTCGTGATATAATTATGCCGTTATTCGGACAAAATACGACGTTAGTCGAAATTGCTGAAGGTCTTAAATTAAAAGACCCGACAAAGCTCGTAACAGATTTCGCTCCGTTTACACAAGCTATGCTTGCTGGCGATTCTCCAATCACAGAAAAGTCTGCAAAAGAAGCGCTAAAAAATATCGATCCTAAAGATCAAAAGTTACTGGAAAGTAATATCTACGAATTAAAAGTATCTGATTACAAAACATTCGGAGAATTCCAAAAGGCTTTAGACGATAAAAAAGAAACGGTTGTCAAAGCATTCCAAGCTTCTGTCGATAAAGGAAACGAAACGGCTAAAAATTCTATTGTACAAGCTAATCAAGTTTACGAATTATTGATGAATGCTGCTATAAAATATTATAGTAGTAAAGGCGATAATACAGTACCAACTGATTCAAAAAAATCTACGGATTCTAACGCTAACGGTAAGAAGCAGTCGTAATATACATATAGCTTCTTATATAATTGTAGCCGTCTTCGACGGCAACAATTTTCTCTTTATTTTAGATGGTGAAACATGAATTATAATCAGATCTTAGGAAAAATAAACGAGGAGACTCGTAAAAAAGTTGCTGATGAATATAATGAAATTCATAAAAAGTATATTGTTCCTGAAGACTATTCTGGTTCTGTTAACTTAATTGATAGATTATTAAAAAATAAAAACATCAAAATTGATGATACTCTTAAAAAGAAACTTGAAGATTCTAAGAGTAAACTAACTGAAGCAATAAAAAATAAAGATTTTAAAGGGGCCGCCAAGATTGTAAAAGATCTTGACGGCCTTCCTAATATCATTAAGGATGTCAATGCGCAAGATATTCTTAAGCTCGTCGACAAGCGAGATATTGCTTACTTAGCTTTTGATAAACTTATCAATAAAGAAATAACGAACAAGATATTTAACACTCTTCATATAACGAGTAAGGAACAATTGCTACCAGCACTTCAAGATAAACGCAGTAAAATAATTGCGATTATTAAAACGTATAAGCATATTAAAAATACAAACCCAGCATTAACAAATCAAATATTAAAAGATTTATCTGATAATGTTAATAAGCAACTCGACGAAGAAATTAAATATGCAACTAATAAATATCAAGTATTAGCCGAACAACAAGCTGGTAAACGTATCGATGACTTATATACAAGAGCAACTGGATATATAGATTTTGCTAATAATTACACCAAAAACTATTTAGATAAAGCTCAGGCATTAGAAGATAAGTTAAATGGTGCGATTAGTAAACTCGACACAATTCAGCTTGGCGGTTTTGCTAAAACTATTAATATGAATTTACAATTATCTAAAATAGATTTTGTAAGTAAAAATATTGAGCGTGTTAATAAGTATATGCAAAAATATACTGATCTCGCTCGCAAACATTTAGATCGTGCTAAAAAATGGGCTACTGAACAAGTAACTAAGTTAGCATCTAAAGTTCTTGGCGCAGTTGGTAAGAAACTTTCTTCGTTAGGTAAAAGTGCTATCAGTAAAATTAAAATTTAGAAAGGATATATAATGATTGATTTTTTATTAAATTCTGATAAAGATGATATTATGATCGAACAAAGTAATCGATCACGGCAATTAAAAATTCAGTTTGATGTTGCCGAATCATCTAAAAAATTAAAGATTCAATTCTTTGTCGAAACAATTGCTCGACCAAAACAAACGACACATCCTTTGAAAATTAATTTTACGATTCAAAATAAGAATAATCCTTATGCTAAACAAAATATATATGCTACTCCTATCTGTGCCGATAATGAGGCTTATACTATTCAACAAATCATGATTAGGTTAAAAACTGAATTAGGCGAAGTATTACAGCGTCCTTTGTTAGGATCACGATTAGTAGAATATCGTCATAAAGATAAGTTCGATAAATCCAATTTATTAGCTATTAAAGAAATAGTCGAAGGTATTGTTAATGACGATAATTATACTATTAGTGTGAGACCTAATGTTAATGAAAAACAAATTATGTCTTGGCATAATATACATATAGAAATTAAGCATAAAGAAACGAATAGAGTTTTAAAAGGATTTACAATATGAAAAATTTGAATGAAATTTATCAGTCAATAAAAACTTTCTTTGAAAGTAAAATTAAGAATACTGTAGAGCAAGGTTCTGTTCTCGATTTATTTATGCTATCAGTTTCTAATGAGATGAACGATGCATATGAATATATTGAATCTAATAAAACACCTCATATATATACTTCGTTAAATGGACAGAACCTTGACGATATGGTTAAATTCTGTGGTTTTACTCGTCGTGAAGGTGAAAGCGATCAGAATTTATTGTATCGTTTAATTAACTGGTCTTTAATTAATGAAAAGTCTAATACGATTGCTATCGATGCTGCTTTATTAGATTTAAAAAATGCATCGAATGTTACATATGTACCTATGGTATATGGAACAGGCACAGCTATTTGTTATGTTATTCCGACAGAGTATACTGTCGAAAAAATAGAAGCTGCTTTAGAAGAAGCAAAAGATCGTTTGAAAAATGTCACGAGTCCTTCATTATATATAGAGTACGTGACACCAGAATTAAAAGCCGTAACATTAAGTATTAGTATTTCCAATAGCGATTCTAATCTTGCCGACATTAAACGAAATCTCGAAATAAAATTAGCAGAATATATTAATGCTATTCCGCCAAAAGAAAGTTTAGATATTGGATATATTAATAAACTTGGTATTAATGAAACTGGCGTAAGTTATTTTAATGTATCTGGATTATTTGTCGATGGCGTATCAGTTACTAATTTAAAAGTACTACAAGATATTAAATCTAAGATGTTACTCGATACGATTCAATGGATCGAGGTATAATATATGGATGCTATTACGAATAAAAATTTTATAAAAGCTTTACAATATTTCCCTAAGTGGATGCAAATTCGTCGTCGTCCATACAAATCTAATGCCGGCTATCTATTAATGTCTATCATCGAAGAAATGACAGATATTTGGAAAGAAGTCGATGAATATGCTAAAGATTTTTTTCTCGTAAATTATGCCGGCAGAGAAGATACTATTATTAGTAAAATATATAAATGTGCGATTGGTGAATTAAATCCTAAGTTAAAACTAGATAATGAATTTACGATTACACAAAGTTTAGCTGAATTTTATAAGCATAAAAAATATGCATATTATGAAAACGGTTATTTATATTTTAAAATAGACGAAATTGAAAATAAACCGATTGGCTATTCTATTAATAAATTTCATTATACGGCTAATATCGAAATAGAACCTGTTTGGAATATCTTCGATGAATTTGCATGGTTTGCTGGTATCGATCGGTTGCCAGATGAATCGAATTTAAGTCTATCTAATAGAACATACGATGCATTACGAACTAAGAATAATAAAAATAATAATATATTATTTGATGATAAAAATATTCTCGACGTATACAAACATCGTTTTAATTCGACAGAATTTGGTATCAAATATTTAATTAAAAACTTATTATCTGCATATGCTGGTATTGCTTTTAAAGATATTCATATCGAAAAATTAAATGAAATTAATATTCAAGATGTCATTAATGATCAAAAAGTTTACGATTATATTTCTGAATTAAATAAAGATATTGCTCGAGAAAAAGTATGGGATTTAACATTTTGGGAAAACCAATTTAAGAAAATGGATTATTCTTCTCATACTTGGGATCAACCTGTCGAATACTATCAACAAGGTGTCGGTTATTATGATAGTTTAAAAGTTATTACATCTAATGAAATTAACTCTTCTGATTTTACCGATGTAAATATTATTGGCTATAAAAAATCTAAACAAAAGATTAGTCAATATCTTCTTAACAGTAATAAATCTTTTAATATCGATATCGGCTTAAAGAAATATGGATTAGATTTAAAACCACTTGATGTTCAGTATAGTTTGAAAGCTACGTCTGCTGTTAATATTAATCCAGAAAGTGTTGTATTTAATACATACAATACATACGATGGATTATATACGTTACCAGTCGAAAAGTTTGTCGATGAGAATGCTCCGTTAACAGGTATAACAGTATCTAATAAAGGACATTTAGTTAATAATACGAATGAAGATATAACATATAAAGTTGTTGCACAACCTAATAAGGAGGGCGGCAACATTTATATCGATTCGTTTAAAATTGGCAATGAAGATATCGTAACTAATTATTATAATAATAATTATTTTAAGAAAGAAAATAATAGTATTTCTTATGTCGACAATTATTTCTATGGTACACAAATCCGAGATTTTGCATCGACTACAAATGTATACGATACTAAAAAAGGCGTAGCACTCGATATTACAAAATCTACGATCGGCACATTTACAATTCCATTAACTGCCGATATGGAATTTAAAACTATTAACTACAATATTATTGATAAGCCTATTAATATTATTAACAGATTTGATTTAATTAAGTTAAATAACTTTAAGTATAATTCTGATGATAATACATTATATATTGATTCTAATGCAAGAGGTTCTGTTAGTATCGAACAAATTATTACATCGTTAGAATTTGAAATTGATAAATTAGATTCTGAGCAAAATACAGGATCTTGTCAAATTGTAATTACCGATGATGATAATAATGTTTTAGTTCAAGAAGAATTAAATACTTCGACAACAAATAAGAAATTTAATTATACTGCAGATGAATCCTCTAAAAAGAAAATTACGATACATAAAATTGGCCAGGTTGGTTTTAAGATTAAATTTATTAAAGCATCGGCTAATGGAATTATGTTTAGTATTAATGGCAATAGAATTTCTAAAACATTAAATTCCTATTCTTTGCCAGAAAATATTAATAACAAATTGTTAACCGTTACGTTATATTCTTATCTCGGAATATCTTCTCCTGTATTAGAATATATTTCGATTTCCGGAGAATTTTCTAATTTTAAATTCTTTGAAAAAGAGATAGTCGTACCGGCTAATACGACTAAAGATATTAAAATAGAATCTCGAGAAGCTAAGTTATTATTATATAAAAATAATAATTTAATCGACGATAATTTCGATACGTATAATACGTATTCAGGTATTGGTAAGTTACCACTATCTCTTAATAGTTCTAATTTAAGTCTTGTTAATAATGAACTTAAAACAGGTACTATTAACGGAAGAAATACTTCTTATATCGATATCGATTCTGATATTAAATATATCGATATTAATTTTAATAAGTATGAAGAGTTAGTCGAATCTTTAAAGTTATCTCAGATTTTAATTAATAATTATGAATATGATCATACAAAAGAAAATGTATTCGTTACGTATAACGGTAAAATAATTATTTATAACAATTCTGGAAAAACTGAACCGTTTAAAGAAGTAACGATAGAACGTTCTGCATTTTCTAAAAATTATAATTTAATTAAAGCTGTTATCCCTGATTCAGTATTAATTAATTTTATTCATGATAATAATAATGTTGTTACGACGAAAGAAAATTCCGATGTTAATAAAATTATTAAAATATCATTAGCAACTAAGAATTCTTCGACTCATGTTCTAAATAAATCTGATAAGATTATTCAAAATCAAAAAGATTATAATATTGATTTAGAATCTTTCGTTCCTAAGTTATCTCAAGATCAAGTATATTATCTCGAAATTAATTTACCTGATAATTATGATAAGACAACACAATATATTCGATATACTTACGATACACATGAATCGTTAGAAAAAAGTTGTTTAATCGGAAATAATATTAATATCGTAACACCTGTTATTACAGTATTTGCTAATTATTGGAATAATAATGAATCGAATTATAACGTATCGTTACGGAAAAAATTCGAGACGACATTATTCTCTTCTGAATTTAATTTAAATGAAACTGTTGATATAGACGGTACGTCTTATAATTTGTCTGAGTATTCTTTAACAGTTCCGTCTTATTTATCTATTACATATACAAATAAAACATATACAGAAGATGTTCAGTTAACAGAAGATGGCCTCGGTAAATTAAAATATTCTAATGTATTGTCTACTGATGCAGTCGTAAAGATTGGAGACCATACATTAACTAATAAAGAATATGCTATTTATTCTGAACCAGGTATTATATTAATCGACGATATTTTTGAATATAATTCTTTAACAGCAAATATTACATATACATATAAAGCTCCGATTAAGATAAGCTTTAACTCGTTAGATAAACTATATGAACTTGTCGAATATAATATCGATGCTTACGATATTGAAAACTTATTAACTGTTAAAGATATGAAAGATGGCGAAAGTCGAATCGTAACAATTGCTAATAAAGATATCGATAAATTATATGCGACTTCGACAAATAGTAATTTCACTTCTGTTATTGTTAATAATAAAGTAACGGTATATCGTAATAATACTGACAATAGAATAGCAGTTAAAGCTGGCTATTATTACGAAAACGGAAAAGAATATTATTTAGGTGTTAATGAATCGACAATACATCATCATCGTGATCATCATGTTGATTTTAATAATACGAAAAAACAAGGTAGTTTGCTTGTATTAAACTCTAAGAAACAAAACTTTATTCCGAATAGTTTAATGGATATGAAAATTTTAAATCCATTATGCTATGTAAACTTTAAAGAACAAAAAGAAATATCTGAAATATCTTCGCTTCATTCACTAACAACAGCTAATACATTTAATAACTGGACGTTTGATAAATGTGATCCGACACTTCTCGAAGAGAATAAAAATTATATTATTAATTTTAACTTCGATAAGAATGGTTATGCTATTTTCAGAATCGATAAATATATTTATGATAATACATTTATTAGTATCAAAATGTCGGGCAATCTTATTATTAGATTATTTAGCGAACGTAAGCTTAATGGATTTAGATTGCAAAAGAAGCCATTATTAAAATTTGAAAAAGATTTTACAATAGCCGATGGTTCTGCTGCAATTAATTTTATGCGTGAAAACGATTTGTATTATTATATTGTTGTTACAGGTACACAAGGATCGATAGAAGAAATAGTTATTTCTGATAAAGAAATTGAAGCTCCTCATAAAAAGAATATCGACAAACTTGGTTGGGATATCATCGAAAAGAAATTAAACCCAGACTTATTTATTCATTACGATAATTTTAATGCGTCGACAACGAATTTAGATATCGATGACGATGGTCGTATTGTATACGGCACAACAATGGATTATGATGCAACATTAATCGGCACGTCTGATTTGATGCGCTGCCAATTAGATAAAGTATTGTATCGTAATAATAAACTAATTACACTCGATGAGTCAGGTGTTGTTACGACAGAAATATTCGATTTAATCGGAAAACATTATGAAGCATCTAGTGATGAATATTATAAATATATGAATAATATATTATATTTCATTGGTAAGATTAATACATTGTCTTCTGACATATTTAAAATAACAGTTCTAGGTTCTGATAATTATTATGGTACGTTCTCGACAATTGGTGTTATTGAAGATAGTTGTTTTACATTAATCAACAATGAAAAGTTAACACAGTATATTCGATTAAGAATTGATATGCCTGCTAATACAGAAATATCTTCGATCGATGTATATAATATATTTAATGAAACTGACGATGTAAAAATTCCGTCTTTAATAGAAACTTCTGGAGTTTTAATCTCGAGATTATTAATGGTGTCAGATAAGAATAGTTACAATATAGATTCTATCGATGGAGATATTAAAGGCGACGTTAGAATTAGCGTACGAACACTTCGTAAAAATGGTATTGATTCTAATTTTACACAGTGGAAAGAATTATATAAAAATGGTAAAATAATACCAGTAGCTGTTAACAATACAGATACGTTCCAATTTAGAATTGAATTGTTGGCGCCAGATGCCTCAGTTCTTATTAATAAGGTAGGATTAACAACTATATGATATTTTTTGATAATGCAAGAATAACTAAGAATAACGGATGTTATTTTTACGATCAAGATATTATTATTCTTGATTATACATATAGTGGCGATTCTAGAATTAAATTAAAATTAGATTATGTAAATCCAGGATTCGGAATTCTCTTAATTGAGGATTCCGATTCTAAATTTAATTCTAAAAAACAATATATGTTTAAACTTGGTGATGATGATTACGCCGTTATCGAAAAGTTAGATGACGGACAAAATCAAGTCGAATATTCTACGATACAATTTAAGCATTTATTAAAAGATGCATATGTTGTTTTAGAATATGAAAATAATAAAGTTTCTTTTTTTCTAGAAAAAAATAATAAAAAAGTATTAACGATTATTCAAGATTTTCCGATTGAATTTAGTTCATATCATATCGGCTTATATTCACAATATGGTAACACTGTCGAATCATTGCAAGTATCTTCAGGATTACCTATTGGATGGGCAGCTAATGTTATTAGTACTGTTGGTGGTCGTTTATATTATTATGATAATACAATTAAGTTTGAAAATTGTACATATGAAGCTCAAACCGAAACTGATTTTATTAAATTAAAAGCTGGTACTTATTATTTAAAATATAATGTTACTGGCGATATTAAAGCAGCTGCATTCGCTTCATCTGATCCGAGTATCGAATTAAATAAAAAGAATATTTTAAAAGATGACAAAATTGTTCTTGAAGAAGATTCATATGTATCAATACAATTTTATGGTAAAGACGGTATCGTATCTAATATCTCGTTACAAGAAACTGCTAACGGATTATATCTACCATCATCTGGCAATGGATCATTACAAGAAGGTAGTTATTTACATTTTGTACTAGATAATATTTCTTCGATTTATTTATCGGTACAAATTACGGAACTACCAGAATCTGAAAATTTAACATATTATTATTTTAAATTTGGTGATCGAGTGTATACACCTAAAGATTTTCCGATTGGTGAATATATCGATGTTGTGTATGATCGTAAAACATTAACGATAAAATATGCAGACAAAACAATTCGATTAAATCGATACGATAGCAATATCCTCGATATGTTTTATAACATAAATGCTTATATTAAAAAACTTGTCGTTATTAATAAAGATAATAAAGAAGAAAATCTTTTAAGCGTAAGCGAAACGTATTCACACATTACTAATGAATTAGATACACCTATTTTATGTTTAGATGAAAATGATGAACCATTCGATTTAAGTTCTTCGTATCGTGAAATTATTATACCGACTATTCATATCGATATGTTTAATAAGTATAATCCGATGAAATTATCTCACCAATTAAATACATATCAATTAGACGATATTCAAGTTATTGGTATTAAAGAACATTGTCAAATTAATCCGGATGCTAAAAACTTTAATGATTTTATTATCTCGGAAACAGGATTCCAATATATCGATTTTAATCCAGCTATTAATATTAATATCGATTTAAACTCTTTAGTTTATGATAAAGATATTCGTAATAAATATAAATATATAGCTATTATGTATCCAACTGCCGATACGTATATGTATAAGTTTACGAATTGGTCTCGTGAATATTTTGATAATAAAAATAATGTATTGCAATTAGCGCATCCGATTCTTAACACATTTAATAATATTAATATTTATGGTATGAATAAAGAACCTAAATTAGATTTATTCTATCGAGTTCGTCAAGATAAAGAAACATCTGATATTAAATTAACAGCTAATACGTATGATATTGTCGATAATGTATCATTCGATATCGACTTTAAGAAGAATCGTATCGAATTAAAAAACAATAATTATAAATATTATATTGTCGAATATCTTAAAAAAGATAGTTATTGTATTAACGATTTAAAATATAATGTATTATTAAATAAAGATCCATCTAATTTATACGAAGTTAAAATCTCGACTAATAAAGAAAATTTCAGATTAATTTATGATCAAGATGAAAAGACTAAGACTATTAACAAGTATAAACTAACAGATATTAATTTAAACCCTAATCGGTATGTAACATTGAGGTCTGTATGAAAATTTATTTAAATAAAAAAGAAATTGTCGACAAAACATTACTCGATGAAAATGACATACCATTGTCATACTTAAATAATTTATCAGTATATAGTGATACGATTATTAAATACGACAATAAGTTATTAAAGTTAAATAAAAAACGGGCTATTAATTTATATGAGAAAGTCGATAAAAATAAATTATTTTTTAAGGAAAATAATGAGCCGGCTAAAATTAATAAAGATTATTTAGTCGATATCGATGGCAAAATCGATCTTCTTAATAGTTCGAAAAAATCTTCTTATCGTCCGACTATATTTGGATATAAATATGTATTAGAAAGAACGATACCGTTTCAATCTGATAAAGAATATACGATCAATATAGATTTTACTGGTATGGAACACGTTAAAGAATTATTAAAAACAATTACGTTGCCTAATAATTTACATTTGAATAGTGTTCAAAATAACCCTGATATTAAATATTTTTCAGATGAAAAAGCATATTTAGAAAATATGAGAGATGGTGGTTATCAAGATAATTGTAATATTTATATCGTAAAATCATCGTATGCTAATAAGATTATATATAATAAACCTAAAATATTTGACGTTGCTAAACCTGTAATATTCACACAATCTGAATATACGATCGAACCGTCTTGGGATATTTTTAATCATGATTCTGAAATGTCATTGTTTCCGAGAGTTACATATGATTATATTAAATTAACGATTAATCATACACCAATATTAATTATGAGAGATCGTTTAAACTATAAGTTAATTATGTTATGTGGTAAAGAAATATTTACACAAGAACGATTAATTAAATTTTTGGTCGAGAATATTATATATGCTTATACAATAGGTTATTATAAAGTACCTGAAGCTTCTGGTGCTTATCTTAATAGCTTTATATCTAATAATATTATTGACTATTATTATAGTTTAAATAATAGAATGAATAGTCATCATCCAACTATTAATTTTAAAAAAGATATCGAGGCGTCTAATTTTAAAGATACGTCATATAAATTAGTCGATGTGTTTACGACAGATAGCAATATTGTATATGATTATACCGATTATTCTAACAACGTATATTTTAAGAAGACTGTTAATAATGAGCCAGAAAAAAGTAATACGGATTCATTAATTTATACGACGAATCAAGAATTGAAATTTATCGACAAAGTTAATTATTCATTATACGATATTGAACAGTTACCAAATATTTTTTATAAATATAATAATGATAAACTAGAGATTGTTGTTTCGCCATATTATAGCTCTTCTCAAAATATTGCTAAAAGTGAACAAACATATCTTACGATACATGATATTAATAAAAATTATGTATTGTACATGAGAAAGACTTCGATTATTGCCGATCAAGAATTTTACATATTAGAAGATACTGAACAATCTAACGATATAAAAATTGCCGATATTATAATTAAATTGAATAATAATATTGTGCCGACAGATGTTCGTGTAATCGGCGGTGGTTCTAGTAAATATGATAACTATGATTATATCGATACTGGTAATATAAACGGTAGACCATATAGAGTTGGTACATCGATGGTTATTACTTTGCCGAAACGTTACGAGCCGTATCGAAACCAACTACAACAACAAATTAATAAACATATTTCATCGGCTGAAGCGGCAATTATTATTTTTAAGGACTAGATAATGGCAAATAATTTTCTAAACAAAATCGACTTTACTAAAGGTGTAAAGGCAAGACCTATCAATGAAAATTTTGAAATGGTCCAAGATTGGATCGATCAGGAACGATTACAATCTGCAGGCTGGGGCATTATCTCTGGTTTTGAATTTAGCCGACGTGGCGATGAGTTCATTATCGATATAACAGAAGGTGAACTTATTAATCGTGCCGGTCATAAAATTAAACTAGATCCGGCATTCGTAAATGTAGGTGAACCACAAGCTATTCAATATTTTGAAAAATTTACGCTTGATGCTACAGGTGAAATTACGTTACGTTTTCCAGTATATGCTCCTTCACAATTAAAACAAGTTGTATATATTGCAGGTGTTCAAGGTGAATTACCAGATACTAAAGAGTTTCGTGTATATGATTTAGAAACACAAGAAATTCTTCAAATCGCCTCTATTAATAAACAATCAATTCATATTGTCGATCCGGAAGGTAACGAAGGACGCAAAGTCGGTGTTGTATATAACTATGCATCATCTCATATCGATACAATTGTATATAATGAAAAAACTCCGGAATTATATCCTAAATATCATTATGGTATTTTCTCTGCATCACCAGCTTTTCCTGATTTAAATCAATTCGATGAGCAAGGCGATATTATTCTTGGCTGGGCATATTGGACAATCGATGAAAACGGTATTTCTGTAAAATTCTTTTACGATAATAAAAATACTCGTCCAATTTATGTCGACAAACATGGCAATATTTATTTATATGGTAAATTATATTCTAAGACACAACGTAAGTTCATTTATTTCGTAGAGCCAACTAATCCAGAACCAAATGATTTGTGGTATGATAGTGATTCTAATATCTTATACATTTGGCGCCAATTTAATGGTGGCGATTATCAATGGGTTCCAGTAAATGAACATAGCACGATGGATCTTCATGAAACGAAGTTATTTATTCCAGATGAAAATTTAACTGACGAAGAAAATGAAAAACAAACGTTTATCTTCAATGAACAAGATACGAATATGTTCTTCTTGCCACGATCTAATTCTTTAGATGTATATATCGATCAAGGATATATTATGAAAGACCAATATGTCGAAATGGTCATGTTAAAAGAACAAGATCGTAATGGTAATCATTTAATAGTTTCTGATAGTCCTAAATATAAACTAAGTGATATTATTAAGGGTGTCGGTTTTAAATTAAACTATGCATTAAATGAACCGACTGTCGTACAAGTTAACGTTCGTCATACTATTAAAAAGGGTAAGGAATCTGGTGTATTCCAACGTGCTGCTGTATTCGTCGAAGAAAAACGTATTATTTATAATGAAGATTCATATCCTAATAATACAAGAATTATTAAATTGCCGACGACATATGAATACGGTAAACAACAACTCGAAGTGTTTTTAAACGGTATGAAACTTCATAGTGGCTCTTCTGATGAAGTAGATTTTAGTGAAGTGCTTCCTGTACCGACAGAAGATAATCCAAATCCAACATTAACTAATAAGTTTATTATTAATAATAATATTAACTTAAAATATGGCGATCGTATTATATATCGTATTTCTCATTATGTTTGGTCTTACGAACAATTAGAATCTATCGTTACGAATGCCCAAGAAGGCATTAAGGAAACAAAAGATTTAATTACGAATGTCGATAAAAAATATTCACGCATTGTCGATACATTTGATCCGGCATTACAATCGATTCAAAATATCATTACCGATTTAAAAGAATCGACTCTTAATACAGATAATTTTGTTAAGAAGACTGATAAAATTACAAAAGATATGCTCGATGATTCTGTTAAGCATGGTTTGTATAAAGAACTTAAACAGTATGAAATTACGGTCGATCCGACGAATACGATTTATCCGTTACAACATACTGTACAACAAGATCAAATGTCTTTCGTATTATTAGATCAATATACAGGTAATAATAAAATCGATAATGCTAATATTAGTACAATACTTAATTATGGTACTGATTATGTATATATCGACAATAATAAAATTAAATTATCTGCCGGTCTTATTAGAAATACAAGAAAACTTAAATTTATGGTTATTTCCTTTGGAGTGTAATTCATGCAAAATACATTGACATGGATGGTTCTCGACGAAAAAGAATTTAATATTTATAGTACATATAAAGCCGGAGTTATTACTTCGGCTTCTCGTACTGTAATCCCGATTCGTCTATATAATAATTATATGGGCGTTGAGAAACAGCCAGATTTAAAAAATTTCGGCATTAATTTTTATTTTACCGATATCGAAGATTCTTCTTTATTAGATAATATAAAAATTTTAAATGCTGAATCTGTCGAATTACCAACGACTCGATTAAATGAAGTATTAACAATTAATTTAACGAACGAGGTAATTATTAGCGGCGCTCCAAATAAAGGAGATAGCAAAGATAATTATTATGATTTTAATATCGTAATAGAATTACCTAAAGACGTTAAGTATAAAATTAACGATCTTAAAGAATTAACTTGTGACGTTGTCTATTATTAAGGAGGCCTATTAATTGAAACCTACGTGGGGCATTCGCAAATTAAATGAATATTCCGTCGATAAAAATACGGCAATTATCATTACTGATAGCGAAAAAGATAATTACTATTGGGCCGATATTCCTGATGGCTCATTATTAGTTAATGATAAAACCGGTAATCTTTCTATTAAGCTAACAGGTGAGTCTGATTGGGTACCGATGGGTATTCGTAAAGATGGTACTGAAAAATTAGTTAAAGATGCGATTATTAACGTCGAATATTATACAATTGTTAAATTTGAATTAGAACATAATCGATTCTATTATCATGATCGTGAAGAAATTACTCGTATTGGTAAGTTAATTAACGGTAAGGCTCAGTTTAAAGTTGGTTCTGGTTTGTATTTACCAGGGACTAATCAACTTGAAGTATTGATTAACGATAGTGTTCATCGTAATACAGTCGATGGTGGCCTCGAAGAAATTAATATGAAGTATTTCCAAATCGATGCCGACGATATTCGATTGGGTTCTACTGTTACGGTTCGTTATATTAATTACGAACGATTAAGTGAATTATATCCATTTATCTATACACAAAAACAAGTTCCTTGGTTTTTTGAAGATAAAGACTTATGGATTAATCCATCTGACAACGTTGATGTCAATGGATTGACAATTACGCCGTTAAGTTACTATGTAAAATATTTAGATAATAACGAAGCTGAAGTTATTGTATTTACGACAAAAAATTCTCGACTAATTGCATCGAGAAAAATGAACGAATATGTAAACAAAATTACGGATAAAAATATTAATCGTTTCAAAGTGACGAGAGAAAATAATAATTTCTATATTAATTTATTTTCAACATATCCTGGATACAAAACTTCGTTTGCTAAAGTTTTAATTAAAGGATTAATCTCTGACGAAGATAAATTAACACTCGATGTCGATTTAACATATCCTAATAGTGGTATGGCTAAGACATCTATTAAGACTCAGCTTG